CAATATCAGGTAGAAATCAAGTCAAGCTCGGTGACTACTGGCTCTCTCATCCTGATCGTAGAACTTATCGCGGGTTAATATTTGAACCTGGCCAAGAAAGACCTGACCACTATAATCTATGGCAGGGCTATAGTTTCGAACCAGATGAAGCCGGAGACTGGTCTCTGTTTCATGAGCATCTTCTTAAGAATGTTTGCCAAGAAGATGAGTCTCTGTTTAAGTGGGTATTTGGATGGTTTGCAGACATTATCCAGCACCCTGACAATAAGTCAGGCACGAGCCTGTCTTTGAGAGGACAGCAAGGTTCCGGCAAGACCATTGTTGGGAAGATATTTGGGCGCTTGATCAAGAGACACTACACCTTGATTGATCAGGAAAGATATCTTTTTGGCAATTTCAATAGCCATATGGCGTCTACAATACTACTACACTCTGACGAAGGTTTTTGGGGCGGTGATCCTAGGCACGTGGGTAAGTTGAAGTCTCTAGTCACCTCGGATACTCAACGCATTGAGCAAAAGGGCCGAGACTCCTTGCAAGTCAACAATTACCTGAGGCTCTTAATAACAACAAATGAGAACTGGGTTATACCCGCTGCGTTTGATGAAAGACGATTTACAGTTATAGACGTTGGAAATGGTAATCAACAAGATCAAGACTATTTTGTAGCGATGTTGAAGCAGATGGAGAATGGTGGTTATGGAGCTCTCTTGTATGATCTTCTACACTATGACCTGAGTCAGACTGATATTAGAGTTCTTCCTGATACTGCTGCTTTGGCTCAACAGAAAGAGTCCTCTATGGACCCTGTCAGTTTGTACTGGTTCACGTGTCTTCAGCAAGGCAATACACTACTAATGTCAAAAACTGGATGGTTGTCCTCAGTTAAGACTGCTGAGCTTCATGAAGACTGTATGGCTTATTTGACAAAGCTTGGTTACAGAAGGATGCCTGCTCTCAATGCTTTCTTCAGAGATCTTAGAAAGATTGCACCGTCTGAAGAATTTCAAAGAAAGATCGTTGGTTCAGATCGACAGTCAGGAACTACTATTCCTCCACTGAATGCAGCTCGAATGCACTTTGACAAGGTCATGAGAGTAAACCATGATTGGCTGTCATTTGATGCAGAAGACTATCCAAGATTGATAAATCAATCTCCTGATCCAGATGAAGAAATCCCATTCTGATGGCAAGGGCACATTCAAAAAGCCTATTTACTTACGAATATTTATGTGATACACTATTTAAGTATATAGAAATCGCGCACCATGAGGGTGGGCGAACCTCGAAACAACCAGGAGAAGTTCAATGTCTGACAAAGTTGTCCTGAAGCGCAAGCTGAATGAAGGCGAAAAGATTGCACCTCAGCAGATGGCCTTCTACAATTATCTGCTTGCCCAGGGCGTCGGCAAGGAAGTGGACCGCAAGACGATGGTCGACGCAGTCGTTGCAAACGGCTCGCTCGTCACCCGGCAGCCGCCGGATCGCATCTTTGCCTACTACATCCCGAAGTTCGCTGAAACCGGCCTGATCGAAACCATCAAGGCGCCGAAGCCGGTCAAGGAAAAGGCCGAGAAGCCGACCAAGGAAAAGTCCCCGGCCGAAGCCCCGGCAAAGCCGGCCAAGTAACACTACTCAACTATGGTTCTCCTCGTTCCATAGTTCATAGGCCATCTCTGAAACCTTCGGGTAAATTCGGAGATGGCCTTTTTCATTTCCTGTCAGGAGAGAAGAATGGCCAACGTCCGTGGCAAGTCTATCGACAATACGCACCTGTCTATTGATACTGCAGAAGAACGGGTTCTCATCCACCGTGACTATGTATCGCACTGTATCAGGTGGTCTCACGTTCTGAAGTTCTTGCTTCAGAAGCATGTTTACAAGGGAATTCGCGTGCTTGACATTGGATGCGGTGTAGACGCTCCTCTGGCGCGCATGATGCTCTCAAATCGAGTAGCACCTCTCGAATATATCGGCTTGGACTACAATCACAGTTCCAAGTTCAACCTGGAAATGTTCGAGAATACACGATTCAAGCCGACAACCTTTGGTTCTGTTGACTTCGCCAACGAGAAGAATGTATGGTTCGATCGTGCCCAGAGCGGTGAACTCTGCATCAACATCAAGGGCGACAATGCTGAGGACTATTTCGCGATTCCGAACCTCATCACTTGCTTCGAGGTTCTTGAGCACATCGAGCCCGAGCATGTTATACGCGTACTTGAACGCGTGAAGTTCATCATGAAGGAAACCAAGGAGTTCTCCGGCTATACTCCGACCTTCTTCATGTCGACGCCGAACTGGAACGTCACCGACACGGCCGATAACCATGTCAATGAGATGAAGAATGAGGCGCTCGGCTGGCTTCTTGAAGAACTCGGCTTCGCTATTGTCGATCAATTCGGGACCTTCGCTTCGAAGCGAGATTATTCTGCTATTCTCAGCACTCGATATGGCCCTGACGTGTTCCGAGTATATGAGAGGCTCAACGACTATTTCGACAGCAACCTTGCTTCAATTTTGTTTGCGCCTCTATTTCCACGGGAAGCACGCAACTGCTTTTGGCGCCTTAGTCTTGCTACAGAAGGCTATGAACGGAAATATGCTCCGATAACAGAGGTTCGTGAACCCTGGACATCGAGCGAGAATTGGAGGGACCTATCCAATGTCTGATCGCGAACGCATGGGACAAGCTGAGTTCCAGAACGAAGCCCGGGAGTTCACAACGTCGGCTCTCATGACGGCTGATATCGCCGCCTTCCATACGAAGTTTGAACTAGCGTATGATGGCCCTCCTAAGGAGCTTAAGCCTGACATGGGACTATTTCGTATCGGCTTCTTAATCGAGGAGTTGGCAGAATATTGCCAGGCTTCTGGTTACACGAATCTTGCTCGTTCTCTGAATGAACTTCATGAGAATGTAAAGAAGGAGAGTCGATGGCTCGTGAAGCAGAGTGAAATTCGGAATATCGAGAAGCAGTTTGACTCCTTGATAGATCTTGTGTACGTTGCTCTCGGAACATCGTATCTTCATGGATTTGATTTCGACGAGGGATGGCGCCGAGTTCAAGTGGCCAACATGGCCAAGGTCCGAGTTCGAAACACCCAGGACTCTACTCGTAAGTCCAAGTTCGATGTGATAAAGCCCAAGGGTTGGACTCCTGCAGATTTGAGTGATCTGGTGGTAGAGGTGCCTTACGGTAAAACAGGCCCAGAAGGATACTGATATGGTGGACCTCCTCGAAAAGTCTAAGTACCCGATATTTGTACTTGAAGGACCTGATGGAGCAGGCAAGACAACTCTTGCCATGGCTCTCAAGGAAATGCTTGGTGCTCGTTATCTCCATCTTACTTACAGGTGGAAGGATAAGATGCACCTATATCACTATTCAGCGATTAGAGTCGCCGGACACATGGCTCAGCACCAACCGGTCATTATCGATAGATGGTGGCCTAGCGAAATCGTGTACGCAGACGCTTATCGAGGAGGTTCTAAGTTCACGAAGCATTACTTCTTGCTCGAACTCATAGCGAGTAAGATTGGTCTAACATACGTCATGTGCCTTCCTGAGGAACGTGACAGGTATCTTGAGCACTACAATATACTCAAAGGCCAGCGAGAGGAAATGTACAATGAGGGTTTGGATAGAGTTTACTCTGGCTATATGGAGATATACAAAAACTACCTGGGCCTGAAAGAGAATGTGTGTCATTACGACATGTTCAGAAACTTCAATGACAATAGCATCTCCAGGGATATTGTATTGAAGAATATATGTCAAAAAATCCTGGAGTTCACTGAGGATCACAGGAGTGCACTCTAAATGACACAGTTTATTGTGGATGTCGACAGGTCATGGTATAGAGACCTAGATTATGTATTCAACTTTGGCGCAGTCACAAAGCCAAGAGGAATGTTGATCAGAGAGTCTATCGCCTACAAGTCAATAATTGACATGAAGAGCCCGATCATAATGAACAGGCGGCGTAAACTCGGCTATAAGTTCATGGCGGCTGAAGCTGCTTGGATATTGTCCGGCGACGATAGGCTTGAGTCGATTAAACCCTACTCTAAGGACATTGAGAAATTCTCCGATGATGGTGTTGCATTCTTTGGTGCCTATGGCCCTAAGATCATAAACCAGATTTCTTCTGTTCGGGATACTCTTATCAGTGACCGAGATTCTAGGCAAGCGGTCCTGACTATATGGCGACAGAACCCTCCTCCGTCAAAGGACATACCCTGCACTATTGCGCTTCAATGGCTGATCCGAAATAACGTGATCCATTGCGTTGCTTCAATGAGGTCTTCGGATTTGTGGCTAGGTCACCCTTACGACATATTCAATTTCTCTGCTGTGAGCTTCTATCTTATGTTGCTCATTAATCAGAGAACTGAAGACAAGATTCTTGACCTGGGTCTACTACACCTTACGGCCGGGTCTAAGCATATCTATGACAGAAATATGGAGGATGTTTCTGATATTCTGTCTAGTGATGTTCCTGAGGTTGGTAGTCCTGACGTATTCAACGAAAGTCTCTACAGTCGTCCTGACGAATTTATTTCCCATCTGTGGGATTGCGCCAACAGTGATGAAGGTTCTTTGAAGCTTCTATAGGAGGCAATTATGGATTGGGATCAGTATTTCATGGGATTTGCAAAGCATGCGTCCCTAAAGTCCAAGGACTCAACTAAGGTTGGAGCAGTACTTATTGATCGAGCAGGTTCTGTTATCTTGACAGCGTTCAATGGTCCTCCTCGAGGAGTCGAAGATCGTCCTGAAAGATTTGAGAGGCCTATGAAGTATATGTATGCTTCTCATGCAGAAGCTAACTTGATTGCTTTTGCGGCCAGGAACGGAATACGAACAGAAAATTGCATGGTTGTATCGACCCACATGCCATGCGCTGCTTGTACAAGAACTCTCATCCAAGCTGGTATCAAGTGCATTGTCTATGGCTCAGGTGAGTTTAAGTCTCTAGTAGAAGAACGTGAACACACTATTGCGATGTGTGAAGAAGCTGGGGTAGAGCTCCAAGACCATGGCAAAGCCTAAGAAAAACGTACATGTCGGTGGATTTCAGATGGCGATGTTTACACCGCCGTCTGCTTGGGTTCCTCCAACAGAATTAGTGGACCTCGGTCGCGCCAAGATGATTGGCGTCGACGTTGAGGCTAAAGACCCTAACCTTAACAAAATGGGTCCTGGCTTCATACGTGGAGATGCAAGAGTCGTAGGAATTAGTCTCGCGACAGAGGACGGGATAAAAATGTACCTGCCTTTTGGTCACGAGGGTGGAGGCAATCTAGACAAAGATAGAGTAGTTGAGTACGTGAAGGCGCAAGTATCTCGACCTGATCAGATAAAAGTCGGGGCAAATCTCATGTACGAGCAGGAAGCTTTGGCTTCGCTTGGCATTGAGATGAAGGGTCCTCTTGCAGACGTACAAATTGCTGAACCACTGCTGGATGAAGACCGTCCTGGTGGGTACAGTCTCGAGGCTCTTTCCAACAGTTATCTTGGTGCCGGTAAGAGTGAAGCCATGCTGATTGAAGCAGCCGGATCATTCAATATCGATGCTAAGAAGGATATGTGGAGGCTCCACTCTAAATATGTTGGTGAATATGCTGAAGATGACGCATTCTTGCCAATAGAAATACTTAGAAGACAGCTTCCACTTCTCGATAAAGAGAAGTTAATGGACGTATGGAAGCTTGAGAGTGACCTACTTCCTGTTCTTTGGAAGATGAGGGCGAGAGGCATACGTGTTGATCTGGATGCTGCTGAACGACTCTCAGTCGAGATGCAGTCTGAAGAAAATACTGTACTTGGTCAAATATGGGAGAAGACTGGATATAGGGTCGATCCATGGTCATCCAAGAGTCTTGCAATTCTACTGAACCAGATGGGTCTTGGTTTCTATATTCAGTATACTCAGCCCTCTAAAAATTATCCACAGGGACAGCCCTCATTCACGAATGAGTGGTTCCAGAAGATGGGTGATCAACACACTGTCTTCAAATGGCTGAAAGACTACCGAGTAATGACCAAGATGAGGAGAGACTTCGTCGATGGTCTCATACTCACGAACCATGTTAGGGGGCGCCTTCATCCACAATGGCATCAAACTCGCAGAGCTTCAGAAGATGAGGATGATGAGACTGGTGGCGCTAGGTCTGGCCGAATAACGTCAAGTAAACCTAACCTAACTCAAATACCAACTAGAGACCCTAAGTGGGGGAAAAAGATCCGCCGAATATTCATTGCTGATGAAGGTGGCAAGTATTGCAAGAATGATTTCAGCTCTCAGGAGCCTAGGATACTTCTTCACTTTGCTTACATCAAGAGGTACAAAGGTTCTATCGAAGCTCGTCATCGTTACATCGACGACCCAAGAACTGACTACCATCAGATGACGGCAGACTTGATATATGACAAGACTGGAAAGAAGCTTGAAAGGCGTCCGGCGAAAGACATCAATCTTGGGTCTGCATATGGAATGGGATTTGGTAAATTAGCCAGGAAACTCGGCCTAGAGGAAGATGAAGCCAGAGCCCTTCTCAAGGTCTATCATGAAGGTGTTCCATATGTCAAGAAGCTTGAAGAACGCTGCATGGAGATTGTGCAGGCTCAAGGTTTCATAAGAACGATACTTGGCCGTAAACGCCGTTTTACAATGTGGGAACCTGGAGACTGGGATAGGAAGAAAAGGTCTATTCCAGTAGGAAGTAGAGAATTGGCGATAGAACAGTGGGGCCAGAATATAGAAAGAGCAGGTGCCCATAAGGCTCTAAATGCCCTATGCCAAGGTTCAGCTGCAGATCAAACTAAGCAAGCTATTGTTAATCTGGACTCTGTAGGTCTGTGCCCTCAAATTCAGGTCTATGACGAATTAGGGCAAACTATCTGGAATGATGATGATGCATGGCGAATTAAAGAAATAATGGAACACTCTATAGAGTTTGAAATACCACACGTCGCTGATCCAGCTGTTGGAGATAACTGGGGCGAAACAGAGGACTGGAAACGTTGAAAGAGACAAAGCTATTCGATAAACTCAGGCCTCATCTTTCTGCTTGGGGAGAATACGACAGGGTCGAAAATATATTAGGCTCTGGCATGCCGGACATTTTCTACAATATCTGCGGAAAAACTGGCTGGATAGAGACAAAAGTCGCGAAAGGTGACATCATCTACTTTGAGAAGTTTCAACCTAATTGGTTGACTAAGCACCATCGTCAAGGAGCTCGTCTATTTGTCGTAGTTATGGACAAGAAAGAGTCGATACATTTCTATCCTGCTGGAGTTATACTTAAAGCCAAAAGAACTCCAGTGGAAAAGTGGATCACTATTGACCAGAGAGAACTCCCACCTGTATTCAATATGCCACCTCCCTACAGGTCGTGGAGGTCAGTGCGAGATATCTTGATTCAATAATTTCCGAGATGTACTGTCAGTAAAATTCATGATACAATAATCTTGTAGATCGTAAAAGGAACCATGTTATGTCAAATGTCAAGTCAAGCCAGTTCAAGGACATTCTTGAGGCAGCAATCAACAGCAATGGTGAAATCGCATTGCCCAACTCCGTTCTCATCGAGGACCCCGCCGAAGCTCTCAGGCTGATTAGTTCAGGTCAATATTACGAGAACAACACCTATAAGATGAGGCTCCGGGAATTCGACCCGCCACTCGATGGCCGTCAGACCCACGAGGTGGGTTGGTATCCGAAAATCTTCACCAATCACGTCGGTATGGGTGCTGGTTTCAGCGGCTTTGACGGAAGTGGAGTGGTCCTGTGCAGCGGCAAAGTCTACAAGTTCAGCATGTGTCAGCACGACTGGGACGAGTCCGGCGCGAACCATTCCCGTGGTTGGCATCCCAAGCGCTGCCGCAAGTGCGGCGTCGATGCCTCGATCGACTCGGGTGATTGACATGGACTATCCTCTGATCCAGATGGCCACTGAAGCTAATAGGCATGTCGAGGCTGGCGCGACGGTCTGGCAGAAATGGACCTGTGAGCATTGCGGGTCGCGTCAGACGATGGAGAAGAAGAACACCTTCTACAAATCTGGTCGCTGCGAGGAGTGTGGGCAGGTTACAATCATCGAGAAGTGCGGATACACGCTTCTCATGGAAAGTCAACCGGCAAACAGGAGTACCACATGAAGGCTCGTAAGTGCCAAGTCTGTGGTAAACCAGACATAGCTAAGGGTGGCGGGTGCATCAGCTTCAGATACCAAGATCCAAAGGATCACATGGAGTGGAGGCGGGGTTACTTTCACCTCGCGTGTTTCAAGAAGTCGCTCAAGACAGGAGAATTTCATGGACGATAGTGTATTGGCTATGGCTCAGGCAGACGCCGCCAAGGAAGAACCAGTGCCCGAGGATAAACTGGAACGTATCCGGCACTTTGGTGCGAAGCAGCTCTCGCTCACGAAGGCACTCGCAGACCTCGAGAACAATATGACTATATTGAAGGAACAGCTTCGCCGCGTGGTGGAGCAAGACCTTCCGGAGGCCATGGACGAGGTCGGCATGACCAAGTTCGTTCTCGACGACGGAACGACGATCACCATCAAGCCATTCTACGCGGCTTCGATCCCCGAGGAACGCAAGGACGAAGCCTTCGGCTGGCTCAAGGAGCACGACTTCGACGGCATGATCAAGGCCGACGTCAGAGTCCAGTTCGGCAAGGGTGAGTTCGAGATTGCCCAGTCGTTCGTCCAATTCATCCGTGGCTTCAACGAGAAAGCCATCGATCCAGAATACAAGGAGAACGTGCACTGGCAGACCTTGCGCGCGTTCGTCAAGGAGCAGATCGAGGGCGGCAAACCGTTGCCCTTGGACATGTTCGGCGTCTTCGTCGGTCGCAAGGCTGATTTGAAGTTGCCCAAGTAATCTCCCAGGGAACGTCACCAACCTGGGCGATACATCAACCCTGGTGACTTATTGGAGTAAAGCACAAAATGGCTACGACAAAGAAGGCAGAAGTAGCGACTGCCAACCAAAGTGCACAGCTCCCTGCTGGTATGTCTGACATGGAAGAACTGCTCCGCGACAGTGGCGCAGGTGTCGACGACATGGGGATGGACGACGTTGCGGTCCCTTACCTATACGTCCTCCAGACAAATTCCCCGCAGGTGAACCCGGACTCCGACTCCTACATCGAAGGAGCCACGGCCGGAATGTTCTTCAACAACGTCTCGATGGAAGTTTACGATGGCCGTAAGGAAGGTCTCGTGGTCATCCCTTGCGCATACGAGCGCAAGTATGTCGAGTGGGTTCCTCGTGAATCCGGTGGCGGTTACGTCGCAGATCACGATATTGAGTCCGGCATCCTGTCAGAAACGACACCGAACGAGAAGGGTGTCCCGTGTCTCCGTAACGGGAACCTGGTCGTCGAGACCGCGTACCACTACGTCTACTTCAAGAATCCGAAGGATGGTCAGTGGGACCAGATCATTATTCCAATGAAATCTACCTTCCTCAAGAAGTCACGTCGTTGGAATAAGACATTGGTCTCGACTCTCATTCCTGGAACCTCTAATCGCGCTCCTCGCTGGTTGTATCCTTACCAGATGAAGACTGTGAAGGAGTCCAAGGGTGATCAGACCTGGTCGAATATTGATCTAGTTCGCCTTGAGGAAATGGTGACGGCTGAGCAATACAGGGCAGCGAAGTCTTTTGCTGAGCTGTTCAATACAGGAGCCGTGGTCAAGGCCCATGAGTCCGATACTGGGTCTGTTTCTGAGGAGCCTTACGGCACTCGTGAGCGCACGCCTGGCGATGAGGACATTGAAAAGGGCGAAATGCCCTTCTAAGCCTGGGTCTAGAATTTCCAGGGAAATATAGTGATGACATATTCACAATATTTCCCTGGAGATGACAGAAGAATGCTCTAAATGTCAAACAGTACACTCGAGGAATGACAATTAGTGTCATTTGTCCATTGTCCAAAGGATACAGTTAAATGCAAATACGGATATATGAAACAGTCTCACAGAAACCCAATGGTGATCGAGCAACCAAGTTGAGTCCTTCCTCATCCTTTGAAGTTGTTCTTATCAACGGTGAGAATCGGTCGACAATCTTCAAGAACAACCAGTTCAATTCTTTTTGGACATATGTTGAGGGAACTCGGGAGCAATATCTCGCTGAGGCTATGAAGGCGGCAGAAGACATGGCCAAGACTCTGGGCGGTTGCGAAATCGTAGGCGTTCAGTTCACTAAGCGCGAGAAAGAGATTACAGACCTTGAAGCTTCGATCAAGCGAGACCAGGAAAAGCTCCAAAATCTGAAGAAGCTAATCCTATGATCAAGGAAATCGAAATACTCAAGAAGAAGCCGACATTTAAGGTTCCGCAGGACGAGACCGTCCACACGCTCTACATCGTCAATTCGAAGTATCCGCCCAGCCCGATCCAGGAGGCGAAGTGCAGGATCGTCGTGACCGAAAAGGTCTCGTGGGCAGAACCAATAATGCCGTTGCGTGGGAAACTCCGCACGCAAAAGAGGTTCATGCTCGGAGCCTTTGCCTTCTACATGAAGTCACAGGCCGAGAAGAAGAAAATCCTGCTCCTGATCCAGGCCATGAAAGCTGGACAGAGGCATCAAACTCTGGCATATGAAAGCCGGATGATGCTCGAGCACTTCAAGACGACGGGAGAGTTCCCACGATGAAGCCCGTCGTCATCATACACATCATCCTGAGGTGAGCATGAGCACGAAAATAATTGAGCTAGAACAATTCCCATTCGTATACCCACCTCTGAAGCACCAGCTAGAGGAGTGGCCTAATAAGGACGACGTAGTTCGCGGACTGCTCTGGGACCCTGGTACAGGCAAGTCAAAGACCATTATCGACAAGATGGTTTACTTGTGGCTCACAGGCAAGATTGACACCGTGATCATCATGGCGAAGAAGGGTGAGTATACGAATTGGAAATATACTGAGTTACCCGAACATATGCCAGCCGGACATCGGAAGATTACGGTAGATGGGGAGTGGGAGAGTGCACCATTCTTGGATACTGTTCCTGAGGAGTATAGAACAATACCTTATGTATGTGAGGTCTATCGTTCCGGCTTGAAGGAGTGGGAGAAGCAGAAACTTCGCGACCTCGTGAAACCCTCAGATAAGCTCCGCATCTTGAACATAAACGCTGAGTCGATGATTCATGAGGGCGGACAAGTTGCTCGAGCATTTGCCAAGTCCCGGAGCAAAGGGCTAATGTTCGTCCTTGACGAATCAACGCTCGCTAAGTCGCATAAGTCCGCTAGGTCCAAGGCTATTTACGCGATTTCTAAGCTTGCTAAATATCGTGTAATTATGACAGGCACTTTCTCACCGAACAGTCCTCTGGACGTATGGGGCCAGGCTGAAGTGCTAGGTCATGGAATTCTTGGAACGACGTCATTTTACAGTTTCAAGGCAGAATACTGTGTTGAAGAAATGCAGTACTTTGGCCAGCGCTCTTTCAAGAAGATTGTTGGTGCCAAGAACCTTGATCGGCTTCACAGGAAGATTACTACCTTTGCATCTATCAAAGAGCGGCATGAATGCTTGGATTTGCCAAGAAAAATCTATAAAAAGATTATTGTTCCACTGTCAGATGAGCAGGAACAGATGTATTCCGATATGCGTGACTTGGCCCTTGCCGAATTCGGAGACAATACGATTGTTGAGGCTTCTTCCGCAATGGACATCCTGGCTAAGATGGACCAAATTGCAGTCGGCCAACTCAAGCTCGGGGACGGAAGCTACCGTATTCTCAAGAACCATCGCGTAGAGTCTGTGCTGACGCAGCTCGAAGACTCGAACAAGAAGGCCATCATCTGGTGCAATTACCGAGGCATGCTCGAGCATATGTTTGAGGAGCTTCGCAAGAATTACGGTGTCCATAAGGTGGGCCGCTACTATGGCGGAGTTAAGGATGATGAGAGAGAGGAAACGGTCCGACGCTTTCAGGACGGAGATGATCAACTACAGTTTATCGTGGCCAACCAGCAGAGTCTTGGTTATGGACGGACTCTCACTTGTGGGAAGGAAAATCACTATCTCAGTAACGGGTACAACCTCGAATATCGACTTCAATCAGAAGATCGCACGATGCGTCTTGGACAGTCTGATAGTGTCCTATACAACGATTACTATGCCCGAGGAACCGTCAATGAGAAAATCTACACGGCTCTAAGATTGAAGAAAAGCGTGATGGCCGAGATACTCGGCACATCGCTTAGAGAGTGGATTTAGTGCGAGACTCGTGATCTTGCTTTAAAATTACGAAGCTCGTCTCTAAGTGCCTCATCGGCGAGCTTCCTTATTTCTTCTTCAGCTCTTGATTTTTCTTCAAGTTGTGTAGTTGCATTCTCATTTACGACAGACTTCTTAATGAGGTCCTTAAGAATATCCTTGTTATCGAAAGCTATTCTTTGGAGCTCAGACAAAGTTCCTTTGATAGTAGATACTTCTCCACCAATTCTCTCAATAGCCTCACGTTGCTGGAGCGAGACCTGACTCGAGGCATTTTGTCGTTCTGTAAGTGGAGTCACAGCGGCTGATATGGCGGCTGGAATATTGTTTATAGTAGACGTTATTGGCTCAGTGGCCCGAGCAATATTTGTCTGCATAACATAATTTCCGAAGCCAGCAAGAGCTGCACACATGGTGACGCAAGCAGCCAGCATCATGATCAAGTCTCTAGGAGTCGTCTGTCTCTGACGAATTGCTTGGTCATGCTCGCGCCTTTCAGTCTCTTTCTGCTGACGCCACTCATTGAAGAAAGCATCTTGCTTTCTGTCAGAGTTAATGATGTCCTCTGCCATTACAGACAGTCTATTGCCCAAGACCTCTACTGAGGTCTCAAGCTTAGAGACGCGATTAGAAATAGCTACGACAGATACACCATCGTTAGTGTGAGAGGCCATCCTAGTCCTGCGTCTGCTCTTGGTGCCGACGGCACTCGTCTTTGTTGAAGGTTCCAACAGCGCACGCTCCAGCGACGGTGTCGTCTATATTATCTTGGTCCTTAGGTGTCGCGCCCTTAGTTCCAATAAGTGATGTTCCTATGATGGCCCTAGTAGAACGGGCCAGGTCTTCTTTACCGGCACTTCCCTGTTTGGAAGTCGTACACCCTGCCGTTATCAATGCAATAGCGGCGCATAGCACGAGCACGTTGAGCTTCATCTGTCACTTCTCCAATGGCTCTCAAGGTATTCTCTCGGGCCTGAGCCTCTACCTTGACAGTGGTTTCCCTTACAATAGACGGGTTGTCAATGAAAGTATTGTAAGCAAGTCCGAGAACCAGGGCGCCAGATATTCCAGCTATAATTCCAAACCATAGATGGAATTGTGGGAACATGTTAAGCCCCTATGATTTCAGTCAAGGCCTTAGAAGCCTTCGACACATTATTGATGCGGTCAACCTCAGCATTTTGGGCCTTGGCTTTACTGCGACGAATCAAGTACCAGATCAAGAATCCGACACTCATTAGTCCTGCAATAGCAATTATCTTTAGAGTGTCGGCATTGGTCAAGAAACCAACAGTTGAAGTAACTAGCACTCCACCTCCAGCCTGAGTCACCCCATCGAGGTCCTTGTACCAAGGTTTCTCGAGACTATCAACCTTGACAGGAACAGGTACAGTAACTGTCTTCTCAACTTCCTCAACATGAACTTGGACATGGGTTACTGGAAGCTCACCCTTCATTGCTAGATGAAGAGCCATTCGAGTCTTGTCCCCAATGACACCGTCAGGTTTACCAGCTACAGAATTCTCAGTTTGAAATCGCTTGATCTCAGCAGTCGATACTCCATAGCCAAGCAAGACCAAAGCTGCACGAGCCTGGTACTCAAGACGACGATCGAGGTGGGTCGTTCCACCGTTAATTCGCTTGGTCACCATAGTTTGGTTATTGTCCACGGAGTACTTGTTGAGAGATACTCCTTCAGGATTGCCATACCCCCAATACCATAATGCGCTCAGGCCTTCCCAAGGATCAGTAACAATCTTAGAAGGATCTTTGGTGAAATCCGGAGGAGTAGGAGCTCCATAAGCCCCAGCATTAGCCAGAGCCCATTTATAAAACTTAGTGGTATTGTTCCGGCCAGTAATCTGCATTGGACCAAATCCGCGGAATTTGGAACCATCTCCTTTTTGAAGATTACCAAGATCTTTTCGACCTTCGTATTTCTTCTGTTGAGGAGTTGGACCCCAGATTTCTCGGTCATACTTGAATTCGCCAGACTCAACCATGACTTGGCCAATGAGCGAAGAAAGATTGTATTTCGCATCCATTCCAAAGCCATCGCCAAATTGGTTAACTGCTATTGCAAAGGACCTCATATTCGAGGCCTGAGCTGCATTAGGCTTTCCAATGCATATGCGTTTAAGCTGAGCTTCTGTGATGAGAGTCATTGCGTATTTCCTCGTTATATTTGTACTCTATATTAAAGTGTTAATCCAGGGAACTCACGTTATTCTCTTGTTAATACTCGTGATCACCAGACATTTCCAGGGGTTTATAATGAGTATATTATCATCTAATTCCCCTGGAATATTACACGACATTCACGGGTATACGATCTTGGAAGATTGAAGTAAATACGTTTCCTCCAAGAGTTACTTCAGCTTGAACAAATATCGTACCAGCTCCATTAGCTACATCAGGCATGGTAAATGTTGCCGTGTTTCCAGAAACAAGACCCGATAGATCAGTCAGGGTTCCACCACTCGACCTGTGATAAACTCGATGTTTCTGGTCTCCTTCGGCTGCATCAGCACTGTCAGTCATCAGAGCCACGTCTCCTCTAAGTCTCGATCTAGTGGCCCAAGTCACTGTGGTAGATGCTCCTTCAGTTACTGTAGTAGCAGAAGAAGAGCGAGCAGCTCCATTGACCTTGGTATTATGAGGGCGCGGAGGAGATAGAGTTCTATTTGCAGAAGCAGACCACCCAGTTGAAGTGAGACCGTCTGCTTTAATTCCTTTCTCAGTCAATGAATTAGAGGTAATCACCCAAGAAGGAGTATATCCTAGAGGATAGTTAAATCCACCTGCAACAAAATTATAGTTATTTCCTATTATGTAAACGTCGGCATTATCAGCGTGTGACTCAAAAACAGTGTCAAGAAGAGCTCTCTTGACATTATTAAGTGTATAGCTTCCACCACCATTATCGGTAACGCTCTCAAAAGACATGATCTCATTATCGATCATCACCAGTAGGCGACCTTGCCTTACTCCTGCATTTCCAACATCAATCAAATTTATAGGGTTGATTACTCCATCGATGTTTACAGTCGACAAGGAACCGGTAGCAAAAGAGTCGTACAGGTCTATTGCTCCATTTAACTTCGCATACGTTGGATACAGCCCATTTACTATCTTGACAACGTCTCCAGTCGTATCAGGTTGATTAGTGAGCAAAGCTCCAAAGCTGAATTGAAAATCATTAGCTGGTTTAGGGAGAACGACAGAATAAATCTGCGGCGTGACCTGCAGACCTGTGATCCCAAAAGCAGCTCTAGCTATAAAATATGGCGAAGTCTTGAAAGCAACAGCTAAGGGTTTCTTGGGCTTTAGGTCGAAATTCGGATCATAAGCAGTTCCACCCGGGCCAAAAGTAGACGTATTGTCTGGAAGATCAAGCTGCCTAAGAGTCAGAGACACTGTGTTGTAATTCATTTCCTGTTTTCTGACTGACATGACGAGCATAGGAACGTTTAGCAGACTGTACAATGGCCAAGTTACTATGATAATATTTCCAGGAACAAGTGATGCTCCATCTCTATTCGTTAATAAGCTAAAATTATACACGGGTGCAGCGAACAAAGCCAGGTCTCTAGAAGTTAGGTCCAGAGTCAGTGTCTTGTTGGGAGAATAAGGATAGTAGAAGGATGTAGTCTTTTTTCCACGACCACTCTGACTAGGGTTAGCCCCATTCTGTGCAAACACAGGCACTTCATTATAGTCGTTATCTCTTTCGGTATACAGTCCACGAGCCTGTTCAATAGTATCCTTCCATCCTGATTTTTGAAAGCTTCTCAATTCAATGATATTGTTAACGCCAAATCTCTTAGTCATATCTGAATAGACAATGTTACTGGTACGAACCAATTCTCCAGTTATTTTTCCTGTCTCAGGATTCTGGAATATTATCATGTCGCCTTGATCTTGAAGTGCTTTTAAGATAGAAGCAATAGATGCTTCTGAGCCTATTTTAATACTGCAGATATTTCCCTCATCCTTAAGAGTAGTAGCCATTGACGTGAATTTAGCAGTATCTATATCTGCTATATCCAATCCTCCATAGCCCCACTCATTCGTCATGACCTCAACAATGGCTGTAGCTAGATTGACGTCATCTCCAACCCGATTAATAGTGCCTGACAAAGAAAGAGGATTAGGAACTCTGACAACCTCAAAAGAAAGATTTCCCATAGGAAGATCAGCACGAACACCTTTAAGAAGTATTGTTGCTATACCAACGTATCCTGGATAGTCCACGACACTTATATCGGGCTCTGGGGCTTGATCAAAAGCACCGCCACTGAATACACATGAAGCTTTAGACAGGAATGTTAAATTCTCGTCTATAGTGAATGTTGACCTGGCCGGACCAACATTACCGGACCAAATTCTTTGGTTGTCAACATAGATGCCTATGAGGCTCACTCCTGGGCCCAGGCATATTCCCATGTGTATATCAACTAAGTAGCCAATAATAGCAGTCGTCGTGACTGTCTTAGTCGTGTTTACAGTTTGGCCATTAACAACCTCTTTTTCTGAAGTTGTAGAAGTAGTGACCTGAGTCAGTGGCCTTAGATTTCCTGTCCAAAGAGTATTGGCATCTGGAACTCTCTTACGCCCTATAACAGAGCAAACAGGAATGCCAACAGCAGCCTGAGGGATATTTCCTCCTCCAGACTGATTTGAGGTTTCTGTTTCTCTGGTTACAGTTTCAGTAGTTTTCGGCTTGACAAACCAATCAAGACGAGGAACACTAGAAGTATAGGTAGCCATATCAACCGCTCTCTGGAAGACTTGGGAATGATAGCTTATCTTGTTGTTCTTTACGTACTGTTGTAGTAGTACTTGTTGTCGTTTGGTAGTTTAACTGTTCAAATGGATTGACCTCGGGTATAAAGTCCATTCCACCATAATTTGGGACATTGTTAAATCTATTCTTGCAATGGCCTAACCTCATGTGATCGCACCCTTGAGTGAGTTCAACAACATCGCCTACTAGGATATCAAAGAAACGATATCCTAATTTAATCACGTTAGAGGTATTTGCTATTATGCCTTGTTTTTCACCTGTTCTGGTATTAGTCATTTCGCCAGCTACAAGTCCACTTGCCGGAAATACCATATCATCGACAGTAATGATCTGGCTCTGGACTTTAACTACATTGGCGGTTACTGTGAATGATGATCTATTAACTTTGCATCGAGCATCATACAGCGTGTGATTACAAGTTTTCTGGTAATAAACAGAAGACAGATTTCCATTAAGCCTAGTTTGAAGTTTAGAAGCCGTTTTGATAGTCCCCCAGGAACCACTTGCTGAGCTTCCAGCTAATTCACCACTATACTCAATCTTATAGTCAGTAGAATAGTCATCACCTTCATGAACTCGATAGACTGTTACTCCAAGCGTCTTTGGACTCACAGTGAAGCAGAATGTAATCGCAAGTTCATGCTGAGCTGGAATATTAAAATCCATTGTAGTGGGAGTGTCAATAACATTGCCTGTCTCGATAGCTGTTCTTGTAATAGGAATAGGGGAAAATACTTTTCCAGCAACAGTAATTTGCTCATGATACGAGGTCAAATACCAAGTTTTGTGGGAAGCCACAAACTCGTAACACTCTATGGGAGCTCCACTATGAACAGACTTATCTTTTACAGCATAGGTCATTGGTCTATGAGCCTGACTTTGATTTCAAGGAAAGTATCAACGTATTCATGGTGCAAGATTATGCTATCATCATCCAAGCGACAGACGTTCATGTAGGACACAACCAGGTTGGAATTAGCCCCCGCTCCAGCTCCAATAGAAGCTGATAAGGTTATATCCACAGTTTGAGGATCGCCCTGTACGCTGTAGTTAACTTTAAGATCAGTTATTTTTCTGAATATGATGCCCGCATCACTCTTGATGTATAGATAATTCCAGGCTCTTGACCTCCAAAAATCAGCCAATTGTATATTGGATGACCTTATGACTGTTGCTCCTAGTGAAGGAACTTCAGACAATGGAACATCGTTCCTGAATGAGGGAAGCAGGAATGGATTTTGTCTGCCTTTAAGATTGTTTCCAACAGCTCTCCAATAGTCCATTCCTTCTGGGCGATGAATTAGATATTCCCTAGCTCCACTTATAAAAGGAGTTTTCCAAGGAGAATAACTCTCAGGAGAATTTGTGTCCGAGTCCATCCAAGTTACGTCTTGATCAAAGTTCTCGCTTATTTTATCGTTAGCAAGAGGCCTTTTGTCTAGAACTAACATGCCGTCAAATGTAGTCAATAGACTGTTGCTTTGATTTGGTCTGAGAACTTCTCTAAGACCTGTGCTTTCCAGATTTAGATCAAATGATCCATCAATAGAATTCATCTCCAAACTTGCTGAGTTTTTAATCCTAAATTCAGAAGCCGGGCATACGTACCAATAGCTTGGAACATCAAATTCTAGAGGATCGGACAGTGTTACACCGTCAGAATTAACAGTGTCGATGGACAATATGTATGTTTTCTCAAAATGAGGATCGAACAAAGCTATCGCATCGTCTCTCATATCAGTTGAGGACATGTTGAAGAATAGATTTACGTCACCCGCACTTGCTGAGGATGTCAGTGTTGTAGTATACGTGTACAGTGGATAGTAGAACTTCGACTTGATATACTTAAATAGCATCTGGTACACGTCGCGTCTATCTGAGTCGTCCATAATTAACGCTCCAAAAGACATGGACAAGCGAGGATTAATTCTCAGAGCAGACCTTTGTTCTTTACTCCCTTCAGCAATATTAACTACAGTGAGCCACTGCCACGTCTCAACCACAGGAACCTCAGGAACTATTGGAACAGGAAGAGGTATAGGTGTGGGAGTCCACAGTGGTAGAACTGGGACTTGAGTAATCTGGGTTCCTTGGACCGGAAGATTTACGACAAGAATTGGTACCTGAGAAATTTGTGTTTTTTGCTCAGGGAGATTAATGATAAGTACAGGAACCTGGGTAATTCTTGAAGGAGGCAGAAATGTATAAGCTAGTGAAAGCAGATCACTGCTCACAGGAGTCGTGACTTCTACGTCTACTAGACCCACAGCATGAGCTGGGGTAATGCAGGTCATTTCACCATCATTCACTACTGTGATGCTAGTAGCTGAACTTCCTCCAAAAGTTATGGATGTAGTTCCAGTGAAGCCTTCTCCATACAGGGTGACTAGAGTTCCACCATTACTTGTTCCTTCAACAGGATCAATGTAGTCTATGCTTGGAGGTATTAGGTCAGAGTATAAGAAACCATCTACTTGCACCATATTTGTAGATGGTCTTTGAATTGTTACGTTAACTAATCCAGCAGTTCCTGAAGGTGTCGTACACGTAATAGTGCTGTCGTCAACTACACTGAACGAAGTAGCTGAATTAGCTCCAAATAGAACTCCCGTTGCAGAAGTAAATCCGTATCCTTTTATAGTTACACTAGTTCCACCTGTGTCAGGGCCACTTGTAGGAGTAATTCTTATATCTGTATCAGAAACTTCCTCAATAGACAGCCAAGTACTGGTTCCTGAAGTAATTGACCTGGCGTTTGTGGAAAATATAGTAGCTTCAAAGTAATCGCCAGGAGATACAGGAATTATACCTGTGCAAACATTAAGAAAATCTTGTCCAGTTGTGTCGTTGTCATATGACACAGAACCAACAAATACACTGCCATTCTTTATCAAGCTTAGTACTACTTGACTAGAATTGCTAGAAGTTTGTAGATTACACGCTAATCTGACGTAGCTGACTCCAGATGGAACAGTAACTCTTGTTGGATTAGTCCCATCGTGCCAACCACTGGTATCTACTGTTTCAGTATCCCAACTGATGTTTGTAGTTACACCAGCGCTAATAGACTGATCAACGGATCTAGCAAGTAAAGAATACTTTAAATCTGATGGCAGTTCCTCAATAGCAAACCACATATTATTGCTTGAGGGTAGAGTCTGAGAAGTTCCGCTATAAGCGGTTTGCTCAAAATAATCTCCTGGAGTTACAGCAATTGGAGCTGATATACCGTTGACGAACCGTACTCTACTTATTGAGTATTCAACGTCACAGTTGTATTGTCCTGCAAACCCAGACCCATTCTTCTGCACTGCTATCAAAAATTGAGTGCTTGTAGAAGGGCCCTGTATGTTTCCAGACAATCTTACAAGAGACACCCCACTAGGGACTGTCAGTCGACTATTGTTTACAGAATTATCGTGCCATCCTCCAATATCATGATCTTCTTGATCAAATGACAGTATTGTCGTGGTATTAGAAGTTACAGATTGGCCGGTGGACTTAGTAACAACAGCTCCCCTGTACCACAGGGGTTTTATGAGGAGTTGTCCCCAGCACTGTTCATTTACATCTGTATCTCCTGATGTAGAGAAATTTCTAACAAAGGCCTGGAAATAATCAGAAGTCGCTAGAGCAGTGGGAGCTGATCTACCTGTTAATCCTCCAGTACCAGAGCTCTGGGTCCCAGACTTAGAAGCCCCAACGTATGAAGCTCCATTCTTATAAGCCTCTCCTTCAGACAGCCCGGCAACAGTATGAAGTGACCAACTGAATATTCCATACCGCCCATTGTACTTGGCAGGTACGGTAAAGCGACTGTCACTAGTTCCTAAATCTACAGCTCCTATGAAGTCAGTTAGTTCAGCTCCGTAGGTCATAGCCTGCAGAGTTGTTGTTAATGACTGAGCCGCAGTCTTATAGGCTAGAGAGTATTCAACAGTCATTAGTAGGTCTTCTCTACTCTCAGAATAGAAGCTTCAAAACCAGACTTAGTCCATGGAAGGCTTGTATCGGGATCAGTTTGATGAACCCCTCCCCAGTAAGTATAAGCTGTTGTTAGTACCTGATCAGGACCTAAACTAGCACTAGAACCTGAAACAAGTGAAACTTGAATATTACCTATGCCAGCATCTTCAAGCTTTGCTAGAGTTGGAATATAGACGCCAGCAATAATATCTGTTTCAGGGGGCAAATCTCCTAGGGCAAATTCTGATATTTCGCCAGCATTCCCGCTAGAAATATAAGTGCTGTCATCATCAGGAGCTGGGTCATCTATAGCTTCATATCCTGAAGCTGCTCCAACAACTGCCCAGTCTGCTTGTGCCGTATCAGCAGTCGGGAATACAGTGTGAACCCTCTGGGCTCCAAGAAAATTATTGTTATAGGACGTAGTATCATCCCAGACAACTATGTCGTCAAAGTACCAAGTATTATTGTTTCCACCACCAAAATTTCCAAAGGCAATCTGGGTGCACCCGTTGACTCCAAAATTCTGATTAGTAAGGTGTATAACTGTAAGACCATTTACGCGAACTTCAATCTCACCTACAACATTATCAATAACACACTTAGTTTCTACGTGGTTCCAAGAACCAACGCCAATAACTGGATCACTTACGATCAAAGGAGATGAAGCAGCCGCGACATAAATTGCAACAGAGCCGTCAGTCTCAACACTCACATGGATGATATTCGTATTGGCATTGTTTCTAAACTGTATTCCCCAAGCCTTATTTAGGTTATGGAGAGCTCCAGGATACAGCCCAAATCCACACCCTATAACAGTTTTAGAGGTTCCGACGACCCTCCGAGCAGTGCAATTATCAGTTGCTCCGGCCTGGTGAGTGAAAGCTAGAGAATTGTCTCCAGTTCTTTTCTGAGTAGTAGAGACGAATGGTAAAGTTCCAGTTCCAGCCGTAAATTGAGCCCACGCTCCTTTGAGCATGGCAGTTCTGCCCCCACTTGGAGTAGTACCGTAGTGATCGAAGCTATCAGCCCAGATGATTGCCATATTATCTGACTCCAAGAATTGCATTAACTTCGTCGCGGCTAGCCACAACAGCGTTAACAACGGCTCTTCTGCCTTCTTCAGTTCCAAGTGCAGTGGGGATCATGTTAAGATCAAACACGTTTGTGATCTGAACAGGAACATTTACGTTAGCAACTGCAGGAGAATTATCATTGCTTCTTTGCTGTTTCTTAGTTTCAACTGTTACTCGTTCACCGCGTTCAGCCCTGAAGGAAACAGGTGTGGTATCTCGGCCAGAGTTATTGCCACCGACTTTGAATTGCCCACCAGATGCAAATTCACCAGCATAGAATTGAGCTCCATAGTGAGCTCCGCCTCCGCCTCCGCCACCCGTTCCTGCACCACCTTGTCCTGTAGCTTTCATAAGAGCAAGAGCTGCTCTAAGAGCTGATATTAGGTCGTTGATGAACTTGATGACATTCTTGATAATGATAATCCAGCCATCAAATACATCCTTAATTACAGAAAAGAAACTGCCTTTGAGGTAGGCTCCAATGATTTTCCAACCGTCCCAGATATCACTTATGAGTTGTATCATCTTTGATAGAGCTGGTTCGATGAAATCCCAAACAGCCTTAAAGACTGGTTGCATTGCTTTAATTGCAGGACCAAGTGCGTCAACGAACAAATTGATTAGATCATTTATAAGTCCAGCAAAATTTACGACAAGTTCCATAAGATCAGAAAATACTGGAGCAAGTGATTTTTTAATATAAGCTGCTGCACTAGCAACACCCTTTACTATAGACTGAAATACAGACACAATAGTTTGGCCTACGGCTTTTGCTATGTTTCCAATCGCAGCAAACACGTCTTTCCAAGTAGTAAACTGCGTCACTATAGCATTAAGTACGAGTCCAATTGGATTAAGGGTCGTAAGCATGTATGTAAATGTCGAGACAGCCGTATTCCAAAGCCAGGTCAAGTTCTCATTGGTAAGACCAATTTCATTTCTGAAATAAGCTAAACCTATAACTATGGCTGCAATAGCTGCTCCTACTATGACATAGGGATTTGCTGACACTGCAGCATTGAATAGCCATTGAGCTGCAGCAGCAAGCTTCAACGTCTCATTCATGTCCTTAAGTCCAGTAACAAGTAATCCAATACCCAGTCGTCCGGCCATGAAGGCCATGGTAATGGCGACAGGTGCCATAGCAATTGCTAGAGCAGTAAAATTATTTGCTACAAGAATTATGACCTCAGCAATCCCGCTAAACACTCCTGTGGAATTTTGAATATCTCCAATGAAGTCGATCCAGTTATTTCGGAGAATTGACATCGCCATGCCAATAGTTGGATTGATGTTTTGCCAATCTTTCTGAATAGTCCCAGCTGCTTCCTCGAATGCTTGTTTGATACGGTCAACAGAAATTTGGCCGTCTTTGGACATGGCATATAGTTCTTTACGAGTAACGCCAAGTGACTTCTGGATCAAAGTAGCAACATAAGGCAAACCTTCAAGCACTGAACGGAATTCATCACCGTCAAGCTTTCCTTTATTGAGAGCTTGTGAAAACTGATAAACTGCCTGTGAAGTTGTTTGCATAGTCGAACCAGAAAGAATAGCTGCTTTCTGAAACAACTCAGTGAAACCATAAGCTTTTTCAGCACTCTCACCCCAAGCTTTATAGGCTTGTGCGACTCTAAAATATAGGTCAACAGTGCTGTCAATAGTTGAGTATGAGTTATAGCAATCGTAAGAAGTTTATTCCATGAGTCAGTGACAGTATCCGTGCTTCCAGCAACTTGGCGGAGTCTGTTCTGAAGTGCTGTAAATGAATTCGAGATTTCAATAATACTAGATGCCCCAGAAAAAGTGAGGGCTGCAGAAAGAATAGAGCGAAGACCATTCAAGTACGTCGTAGTGGTACGGGCAGAGTCACCTATCGCAGACAACTGCTTCTGGACCGTAACAGCTCCCTTGGAATTCACTATTACGTTAATTATCTGAGAGACGCTCACTTGCTAAATTCCTTGCTGAAGATAGCGGGTATCTTAATAGCAGTCTGTCTTGTTGCTGCATAAACAGCGCGAGCTACAAACCCAGAAGTAGTCTGCTTCGAATGGCCCCTATCAAGAGGTCCTATGTATGGTAGATTGTTTGATATGTAGATTGAACCAGTTTTATATGAAGCAAGCCTCATTCTGCCCTGATTGATTACAGCAGAAAGGTTTGCACCTTCGCCTTTTGAGCCACCTGGTCCATAAGGAGGGCGATGACGAGAAGCATAAGGATAGTAGGCTTTTATTCTTCCGGTGAGTGGACGACCTATGCTTATTCTCCAGTTGGATCGAGCAGAGCCGACGTCAACTGGAGTATCCTTTGCAAGCAGATATTGAGTATCAAGAGCTTGTTCTCTAGACACAGTGAAAGTGGCGACTTCAACGCCTTTGGCCAATCGGTAGAACCTTTTTGCCGCCGCCGCCATGTCTCCGCTCTGAGTTTTTCCGGCCATTTTTCTTGTCCGCTCGTTCTTGGACTTGCTTAAGGAACCACATGTCCACTAGCCGAATAACTTCAAACAGTATTACTCTTTGATCTTCATCAAGCTCATACTCGTCTGCATAGTCTCTCATTGCAGTCCAAGGTATTTCTCCACCTTCGTAATTTCTACAGCTTCCCAAGTCCATATATGCAAAATAGTAGAACTCGGTATAGGGCTCCAGATCAGGCGCATTCGCGATGGTCTTCGGATATGGAAGGTTCTCGCGAATGCACTGGCGAAGGATTGCTCGTTCCGTTGGACCCTGCGTTAACTCGTAACCCAGGACTGCAGTTAGTTTCCCTCAACGTCCTTGATGAGCTCCTGCCTGAACAAAGAAGCGTCTTCAGAGGTTTCCTTAATGATGCGAAGAAGGTCCGGGATGTCGTCAAAAACCCTCAAGACATTCTCAACTGTGAAGTCAATCAACTCTCCCCCGGGTCCAGAAATCTTTCGAACCCAGCGCTGGTTCTTGGGGAGGTCTTCAGGAGCTTCATCTCCATCCTCATCAAGATCTCCACCCACTGACTTGGTCAACCAGTCCAAGACGATGATTTCAGCGAAGATTTTGCCAAACAGTCTCCTGCCCTGCTCCTCGCTCATAAGATCAAGAGCTCGCTTATGTTCACGAGCTATCTTTTCGGCAGCAACAGTGAATTTAGTATTTTTGCCGCCGGCTCTACCGAGCTTGATCCTTGTGTCATCGATCTCAAGCCAGATGCCCTCGGTCTCCAACCGAGAGCTGGTCTTCATCTTCTCATACAGGCCCATGGTTTACTCCTTTCTCCTGATAAAGAAGTGGTTAGATTACTGCGCCGCGTAGCTTGGCAAGTAATCAAAGAATGTCCACATAAGTGTGTGGTCGAGGTTGGGATCAAGCTTAATAGCTGTAGCCGCTTCAGACTCAAGTGGGATCATGATAGGTTCGTCAATTTCAACCTCAGCAAGACCACCTCCAAGAGCGATTAAAGGAAGGTCGACAGCAAACCCACGGTTTTCCTTGGTAACGAACCAATCGAGTGTGACGTCCTTGTTCTGACGAACAGCTTGCGACGACTCAATCTTCGTGAAGTAAGCGTTGATTTCAGCACTCACTTCAAAGACGCCAAGTGTCGCATCAAAGCCGCCAAGATAACTTACAGCTTTATTCAAAGAAACGTTGTTGTTGATGGTAAGAGTCATGTCAGTCACGAAAGCGAACAGAGGTGCTGGAGCTTCGTCACTGCTGCTGACTAGCGCAAGTTTAATGCGCTGGAAATCAGTCGAAGTGTTGTAAGCGTCAGACTCAACAGTCCCTATTCTGTTTCCGGTCTTGAGACCTGTGGTTGAGACGTTCTGCTCATTTGTGATAGCGATGAAAGAGTAGTCGCAGACAATCTTGTCTGCAGAGTCAATCGTCATCTCAAGTTCATTCGGGAATGCGCCAAGAACATACTCCGCCTGAAACTGAGACGGCTGAGCAGTATCAGGTGCTCCCATCTGACGCTCAAGCTGAAAAGTCTGACGAACGATCAGATTAGCTTGCTCATTCTTGATGACACGACCGAAGAAAAGCTGAACAGTTTCTGTTGAACTTGACTCAGTGATCATAGCCAAATCTGACTTATCGATAGTCAGTGCACCGGCAGCAACAGACCGAACACGCTTGATGCCATTGTTAGCTGCATTCGTGAAACGGAGAGTTGGATCATCTCCACCAACAAATATCATCTCGCCTGGAATAATTCCAAGCTGATGAAGATTGTTCGCCGAAGAAGTAATCTTGGCAAAATTGCCAGTCACGTCGACATCAAGAGCTCCAGCTCCACCCTGAAGACCGACCAGCAAGATTTTAGCTGATGCAGGGGGTGAACCCTCCACAACCAAGCCTGATGCACGGACTTCGCTCGTACCCGAGTCGACTGAAGTCACGACTTTGAGGCCATTATTCGATGCATTGGTGAAACCTGATGCAAAAAGAAGCATACCAGCAAAGTAGGCATCTTCATCAGCGACAACATAGCCAGTTGCTGAAACTGCAGATGGCGCTTCATTCTTCTTTTCACGGGGATCGGCGTACATGAAACCACTGACAAGCATTTGAGAGTTGTCATTGGTAAAATCCTGTTGGAACCCGCCAGATGCCGCGAGGTCCACAATAGAACCTTTCTTGCGCTGACGAGACGAGTTAATTGGACGACGAGCCAAGAGTGTGGGTTCGCCACCGAAGTCATCATATTCGTTTGGCTCCATTGCAACCCAGTTCGGGGTTACGGGAAGAACACCGGGCTGACCGATGACTTCCTTAGCGATAGCCAGACCTGTTTCGTTGCTGTCGATCTTATTACGGATAGCCATTGTCCTACCTCAGGTAATCATAGGTGAAGTTAGCTACTACTAGCGTAGTCCACCAGCTCTTGTTTTTACCACTTCCGTGGCCATGACCTTCACTCTCGATACGAACATTCCGGAACCAGACATCTCCCGGAGTGCGCTCTCCCTCGTATGCGAAAACCGCAACCTCAGAAGCATCTCTCGCTTGTGCGAGACCTCCACCAAGCGGGGTGAAAACATTGATGTAGATCAATCCCTGCTTAGTAAACTTTCTCTGACCTTTCTTGGCCATCGTAAGTTGGCCGCCGCCAACATAATCAAGGTTCCATCGAGCCCATATATCGTCTTCAGCGTGTTCACCCGATTTTTGGTTCGGCCAATCACACATGTAACCTTTATTGACCTCCCATGCTTGACGAAAGAGATCAGCCATCTGCTTATCAGCTTCAGACAAGCTCGTGATCATTGGCGAAGTCCCAAGTAGAGAAGAACTGGTATATCACCTGGACACAGTTCTTCAACCTTGAATATCTTATAGCCCGAACCATCCGAGTCTAGAACTCGGGTAAATTTTGCGAAGTTATGTTCAAGACTTGGCAAGACAAGAACAATCTTCTCTGCTTCTTCCCACAGAGCAGGGTCTGTGTAGAAAGACTCACCAAGCTTGATATAGCCTGATGGGCGTATAAAGACTCCTTTTATTCCTGAAACTTCAAGACGAGCGGCAGGTGGACCGAGTGGATCTGTCGGGTCAAATACTCCAGCATCATTAACCAGAGTGATTGTTCTACCAGACTGATTGATCATCCTTTCGGCAAGTGCTCGAGCTCGATTGTAGTCAACAGCCATATGACTTGTCTCCTACAGATCGGATCATAACAGGCGTGAAGCCGTCAAAACTTCCAAGCAGCCATGGATCAAGCAGAGCTGAAACACCAGGAAGTATGGGAAGACCATCCAGAGAAATTCCTGCTTTTTCAGAATACACGTTCTCAATAGGCCCGATCTTTTCTTTTATAAGAAGACCAGTACCAAGTGAAACAGGAATGAGGACAGTTCCAGCATTCGACAGGAGAGTCAACTGAAGTTGAGCTTCTACTACTGCGAGAGGAATTGCGTCCTCAGGAAATGACGGAGTCACTCCCAAATTCTTACGCGGCCAAGGCATAGTCTGAGTTGAACTCACGACTTCACCTTTCCAAGGCATGATCATCAGGTAGTCTGCAGCTTTAATTCCAAGCACAGCTACTTTGTCTTTATCACCATCGGTAGCGAAAGGTAAGGTCACTCCACGAGCGAGAGCGTAGTCAACGATCTGTTGCTCAGTGACGAACGAATTCGCCCCTGCTATGATCGTTCCGTCCTCAACTACGAGAGTGACCTGCCTAGCCATCTGAGCTTATTCCTGGTCTTTTTTGTCGTCGGAGTCCTTGTCGGAATCCTTGTCGTCACTTCCAGAAGCATCCTTTTCTTCAGCTTCCTTGACGAGCTCAAGAAGACGCTCAGTAGGAATGTTTGAAGCAAAATTGATGCCGAGTTCAGTTGCCCGTGCCTTGAGTTCATCGCGGCTCGGGTTGACAACAGCCGTCTTGTCGGTGTCGACAGTTTCTTCAGACCTGATCGTCACTTCCTCATCCCCGTTATAGGGCTCCAGAAGCTTCTTGTATTCAGGAATGATCTCATCCTTGACTTCGACAATGTCGCCGGCTTTCACATTTGGCAGAATGTCCTGTAGTGCCTTGTATTTGGCCATCACGGCCTCCTTTTCTCCTGAGTTGAGGAGGGACCCTTCAGGAGCAGGGTCCCTCCCACCAAGCGATTGTTCCGTGTGAGAACGGAACTCCGGCTTAGTTCTGGACGACCGAGTGGAACACCCCGGATTTACCGGAATAATCCGCCTTGATTTCCAACCCCATAGCTCCCATGATAAGGAACTGGTAGTTGTCAGTCGGGTTCAGTCGAGCCATGGGCGTCGTCCCGACGGCCATGCCAACCAGAGGTCGAATGTACTCGGAGCTGGGGACAAATGCAAAAAACGCATTGCCAGACAACTCGTAAGTCACCGCAATCTTGTTGATACGGCGGTTCTTCATGAGGTAGTCGAAAAGAGTTCCCTCCTTGAAGTTTGCCGATCCCGAGTAGAACTGATCCAGGCGACGGCCAATTTCCGGCGAAATGTAGATATTGATCCGCTGGTTGACCAGGTTTGCATCGAGAATGGCGCCAAGGTACGAATTGAAGAACGTGACAATGGCGTCATTGGTAGTCGAGCTGGAAGTCAGGTCGATGTTGGCGCCGCCCACGGCCGAGCCCAAGTTGACAGGCTTGGAGTATGTGTGGTTGTTGATGCCAAGAGCCGAATAGCCGCCAACAACGATATTGGCGTCACCGTTCAAGACATACTGTGCCATGTTCCGCCTGATCTTCGCGGTATGAGCTTCCTGGTCATCAGACAAGGCGTCGAAGTTCTCCGACCTGAGCGTGTTCCACTCGCGCCATTCACGACCGTAAGCAGTCGAGAAGATCGGAATGGGAGTTCCGCGGTAGTCGTAGACGACCTTGTCCATTGCGACAGGAACCTGGCCGGACAGCGAGCGAACGACTGAGCCGGCATCCGAAGATACGCGATACAGGTTCACGAGCTTGCCGATATGAACGGTCTTCGCCAGAGGCATCAGATCATTCATGAAGGTCGAGCCTTCATCGTTACGCATGATACGGCGAGTGATGCCGTCAAGTTCCTGCCACGCGTCACGAGGGAGAATAGCCGCCGAGTTGTAAAGCTGGGCGAACGTATCCTCGGTATGGTGGAACCACTCACGGTTCACACACTGGAGCTCCCACCATTCAGCATGGTGTCGGGAGTTGGCAATCAACTGATCATCAAAGAAGCGCATGTTCAGCTGACTCCTTAAGCTGCCGACAGATAGCTCTGCGAACCGGCTGCCCGGATACGCAGCAGCTGTTCACTGCCGGAGTCGTTGTTGTAAACCTCGTCGCTGTAAGCCACGATGAGATCGCTTGTTGAAGCGATGCCCAGAGTGCCGTTGGCGGCCGGGGTGAGCGGAGTACCAATCGCCGTGATGTTCACGCCGTTGGCAATGCGGGCTGCATAGATGGAGTCGTCTTCCATCTCGATGCCGATGGCCGTGCTGTCGGCCGCCCAGTCCGTGTCGGGGTCCTTGAGCTGCAGGTAATTGTCCTGCACCAGCCAGACTTTTCCGACAGTAGAAGCGCCGGCAAGAGCAAACTTGCCGGTAGAGATGACGACCAGCCGACCAGGCTTCAGCGCAACGGACGCGATAAGTTCGCGGACGTCAGGCTTTGGCTTGGTAACCGGTCCCAAGAAAATCTTGTTGTACCGAGCCATGCTCTTAGGCCTCCTTTGCGACCGGAGCCTTGAACTTGGCAACGACGCCGCTCTGCTGGTTCGGGACCAGACCAGGACGGATCGGAGCTGCTGTGCCGGGCTCCTTGATGTTGTTGGCAAGAGCCTTCAGAGTGGCGACAGGCGCTGCCTTGGCCGCTTCCTCGTCAAGCAGGTTGGCCTTCACGACTTTGTCGATCAGCCCAGCCTTCTCGTTCTCTTCCTTCTGCTTCTCGTTTGCCAGGACAGCTTCCTGGGCATCAACGAGGGGCTTCAGGGCAGTCTTGAAAGCATCAGCGACACCATTGGTGATGGCTTCGCCGATACCCTTCATGCTCTCCGACAGGGCGTCAACCTTAGCGGAGAGCTTGTTGAGTTCTTCACTCGACATCTCTGCTTCCTCTTCGTTTGCAGTGGTTTCCGCCCCGAGACCTACGGCTTCGGTTATCGCGGCCTTAATTCGCTCTATGATAGGAAAGCGTGCTTTCTTCTCAAGAGCTCGGACGATGGAGTCCAGCGCCCAATCCAGTTCTCGCTCTGCGTCTTCCCAGACCGAGTTGATGACTTCAACTTCTTCCATTTCACCGGAGGAATTGACGAAGATGCCCACGCCTTGATCAGGAGTAGCAGCACCCTTGAAGTCCAATAGAATTGCATCATGGTCGAATTCGATGTCGTGAGCCACAACATCATAATCATCTTGATCTGTGACTTTCTCAAGATGAGCGAGCAGACCAGTCGAAGTATGGATCGGCTTGCCCTTTTCAATGGCCTCAATTACTCGCTTGCCATCACTAGAACGGTTCGCGACTTCGACATCGATCACCTTATCCAGGTAGACCTTACCATTCTCATAGCGAACGTTCTCATTCCAAGCACCGATCCAACCGACATTAATGCCCTCAGGTGATGTTGCCGAGACATACTTGCCATTGACTGTCGGGTGGTTCAGGGGAGCCGGCGATTTTTCCAGACCTGAAAAAGATTTCTTTATCTCAGCAGCAGGATACTTCACACGATTCATGACAATGTCGTCAGGCATCGTGGCTGATGGAACGACAATAACGTCGCGGCCATTGCGCTTAGCTTTCTTCGCGGCCTTCGTATTGAGGACCCTCGTTACGTTAATGCGCGAGACGCTCATCACTCGTCATCCTTCGGATTGCTTTCCGGATCGTCCGGATTGTTCTCGTCTGTCTTCTTCTCGGGCTGTGTTTCCCGATATTTCGCAAGCACGGAGTCGTCGACAGGTTCGAAGCCCACAGAAGCGCGGATTTCCTGTGGCATGAACACAATATCCCCAAAGTCCTTGTTCACCTTCGCCATCTTTCCAGCACGGTCGATCTTCTCGAGCATCGTGCTTTCGGTGAGATCGGTCCAATCGACGAACCATTCTGGGTTCTCCTTCAGGATGCCGCAGCCTTCCAGGCGATTGACGATCTGAAGAATATTAGGGATCACAGTATTCTTGCGGCGGAAGTTGCAAGTCTGGTTCCACTGACTGGCGTCCTCAGAAGAAGCACGCTCACCTGTTTGAGTACCAACCAGGACTTTCAGCGGTATGTCGAATGACGCCGCAAAGCATTGGAGAGCATTCATGAAGAAGTGTTCTGGGTCTACGAGCTCCACTTTCTGAGGCTTAGCAGTCATGCCCTGAACCATGAGAAGCTCGTCGAAGCCCCGCTGCCAATCACCAACCTGCTGGTTCATGACGTCCGCGATCTTGTCGGGCTCTATATTCATGGCTTTGGCCATTTTGATCAAGTCAGCTTCCTTGTCCATCTCCAAGATGGGGGATGCTTTAGCAATCTTCCAGAAACCTTCGCCACCCGCACCTACAATCTTCTCTATAGAGAGTAGGTCATTCACGCCAGCTTTAAGAGCCGAGTCGCAGTCCATCGTTCCATCGATCGACCAGATAACGACTCTCGACGGATGCAGAGTAAGCTTACGCGCCTTGCCTATAGCTGACGGAGAAATCCCAGTCGTAGGACCAATAGTACCTTCGTCATACTCAAACATTTTGGGCTCGCCGTAGGTCAGCGAGTTTTGATCAGTGTCCCACTCACTGACCTTGAGCTGGCTTTCCCAAGCAGGTATGACGTCGATCAGCGCGTCGAGACCACCCGATACACTTTCAAGAGGCTCATTTGTTGGCTTCCCGTCCGCGACTCGAAGGATAACCGCAGCATATCGACCAACAAGGCTTCGACGGTCTGCCTCCATGACTTTCGTCCAGAGCCTGATCTTCGTGAAGTGCTGCCTGATTGCTTTCTCAAGGCGAGTCTCCTTCTTCATCGGGCCCTCGGAACCGTCGCGGGGCTTTTCGAGCAACCACGGTGGGTCCTGCCAGGTTTTACGAGTTGTCTTATCGACAGCTGCTCTAGCCAAGCTGTTTCTCGAGTAGTAAGAGTACAGCAGGTCGAAATCAACTTCCTCAGGGAAGCCAAAATCTTTGTAGTGATTGTGCTTCATGCCCGGGAAGAAACCCGGGAACATGCCGCTGAGCTGGCGACCAATGTAATTCACCAGATTAAAGCGAGTTTCAGGAGCTAGAGCATTCATCGTCAGCCCCTGTGCTCTATGTAGCGCTGCTTATATCGGGACGACACAAACATCTGCACCATTACGGGGTGGCGGATGATTGGCGACAGCGCGTACCGCATTGCATCCATATAATGGTTGTTCGCGTCAACGATGACGGGCAGGACGTCACTCGTGAAGCGATCCACTTTATAGCTGTAAAGCTGCATCTCTTTCTTCGTGTTAACGCAGCGCGGGTGAATGACGATCTGCTTGAAGCTGCGGATGAACTGGACGCCGTCTTCGACGCTACCATTCCACTTGTCGGCGGCCTCAGCTCTCGGCATGCCATGCTTTACGAAGTGGGAGATGGACTCTGGCCTCGCGTTATCCCAGCGAGACACGTACCGGCTCCAACCTGGTATGTGGTAATCGAGAAATGACGGAGAGTCGTCGAGGTCAAGGTTTACCGCCCCCGCCTCGTACTCCACAAATAGCGTTTCGTCGAATATCCAGCAACGAACTGCTGCAAGAGGGTCTTGAGAAAATCCAAAGTCGCCTCCCTGGTAAGGTCCGTCCCAGTCAGCTCCAGGCTCGAACTCCAATACGCGCCACTTTCCGTTGTAGACCTGAGCATTAGAGTTCGTGAGGTACGCACCCTCCCACACGTGAGCGTACGTGTCAGGGTCGAGTCGCTGTTCCTCGCGCGCCCTCAAGGTCTCAAGGCCCTTGGGAAAGAACGGGTTGTCGTGGTAGTTCATCTCGCAGCCCACGGCATTATGCGGAGGATGCTTGACGAAGCGCAGGTCAACGGGAGAACCGCTCAGTCTCGGGTTCCATATAGCCCACAGCTCAGATTTCGGGCGACGGAAAACGGTCGCTTCCAGCATAAGCCAGGAACTGTCCGGAACGTCTTCCGCTTCCTCGACAATAGTCAAGTCGATCTGCGCAAGAGACCTGATCGAGTTGATCGAGCGCCTCAGCCCCATAAACAGGAACTCAGTGCCGTTGCGACCACGAATGAAGTCAGACCCGATCGTGTACGCGGACGACAGCCACGTCTCAGACATGATCGCGGACTTCAATTCAGCGTAGAATGACTCGCGGATCGACCCCTGGTACTCGCGAGTTGCGAGAACGCGCAGCGGGTCAACATAGCCCCATATGGCAGCCATCTTGGCAAAGTTAAAGCTCTTGCCAGAGCCACGACCACCCTTAGCCCAGCGGTACTGGACCGCGCCTCGCTCAGGCTCAAACACCGGAACAAGTTTCGGCGGAAGCTTGATCTCGACCTCAGTCATCGACGATCTCCGCGTCAACGATCTTGTCGAACTCAGCAGCGTCCCGGTCCCCGTGCCCCTCGATCTGCATCGGATCCATCTTCGCGGCCACGAGCTTGATCGTGTGAACGTGCTCAATAGGCCGTGACGGGTCCCCGACCACTTCTTGCTTCGGGTTGTAGCGGTTCGGGTTCCGCATCTTCAATATGAACTGTAGGATGCTGGCGTTGCCCCCGTAGGCCATCTCGACGCCCTTGTCCTCAAGGTTGTCGGTTCCCATCGAGTAGGCGACCTCATAGGCCTCGGCAAATTCAGGGTCGTAGGCTTTCCAAGCCATGAACGTGGAGTAGTCAGCGTACGGCCACTTGTGGGGCTCATTGACCGACAGTGCTTGAAGTTTTGAGACGGCCCGCGTGGCCGAGAACCCGGCAACGATGTACTTGAGAAATTCCCTCTGAAGGAGAACTTTCTCAGCGACAGTGTACTTCCCAGGCTCGCGGCTCTCGGGCTCAAGGTCCTTCCACAGGGCCTTTAGCTGGGCTTCCGTGTACGGGTTGTTCCCGTCTGAGCTCCTGTATGGGGTCAGTACAGATGCCAAGTTTACCTCACATGACTTAGCTCCGGGGCAGTCGAATTTGCACCTTGTTCCACGTATATCATGTCCGTTATTGGAAGTAAACGTAGCTTTTTGAATTTATTTTGCGGTATAGTTATTTGTCCTTGGTATTTGGACTGAGGGGAAAGGGTCTTGGCCAGCAATGTAATATAGTAACACTTTGAAAATTGACGAGGAGTCCATGGAGCTCGGCGGCGGGAAAACTAAATCAAGCTGCAATCGGTTTGGATTCGTCGACGCTTTGTTGACGAGTTAATGACCCAGGTCCCTGCGCCTCCGCGCAGGGCTCCAGGCCCACTGCCCTTGGCTGTTGTGTACAGCTTTAATTAAGTTCTAGTCATCCTTGGTGATGCCAGCACACCACTTATATGCAGGCATCTCACTGCTAGACGCAGTAGCACGCGTGTAGCGTAGAGTGTTGGTGTCTACGTACACAGACGTCTTGGTGAAGAGAGAGATGATGTACTTAAGCATGGTCATAGTCTCCTTAGTTGATAGTAGTATCTTATAGTGCAGGGTATTAAAGAAGTGTTAATGCGAAACAATTAAAGTTTAAACTAACATGTCTATAAGTATTAACGCTTTATTAACTTCTATAGAGTACCATAATCTGTCTACAACCAACATGAGGATACAGACATGTTTATTGAATTCTTCACTACTAAAACTGAACTTAATCAGGTTGTAACTAAGCTTGAAGAAAACTTTATTCAAATTAATAGTATCAAATTGACTGAGCATGGTAACTATTCATTAACCGTACTTACAGACACTAAGCATCAAGCTTTACTTATTCTAAATTTATATTTTGGTGAGTAAAACTTTATTGAGTCAATCTTGAATAAAGGTTGACTCAATTTTTATGTGGGACAATTAAAGTTTTAATCAATGTGAAACTATTAAAGTTTAATTCAAACTGTAACTAATTGAGTAAAATTTTAACCGGCGAAGATTGATTAAAATCTTCGCCGGTTATAGTTAATGTTTAGTTAGCGAGACGCAAACCAAACTGTTCCATTTTGGCACGGTAGTATGCGAAGAGAACGTGTGGCTCAATAACCGTTTTCAAACCACCTTCGTCGATAGCAGATTGACACATCACTCTGCCTTGCGCGGCACTTGCAGCTTTATTAAAGTTTGTTGCAAAATGTGCCATCATGATCTTCACCTGGTTCGGCGCCTTGTTGAGCTCCTCACTCGCCGACTTGTACGCGTCAACGTCCACGTAGTAGAGCTTCACTCTCCAGCCCTTCTTGACCTTCTCCTCAACCTTGGCTTCAGTCTTCTTGCTTACAACTTTAGTCATCTTCATTCTCCTCGTTAAGATCAAAACATCATCGTTTTGATATAAGCATCTTACAACAGAGTTATTAGTGAAGCGTTAATTTTTTCAGTACAACTTTAACTATCTCAACTTTTTTCAAATTTTTTTTTCGTATAAAGTTTTAAGAGTCTTATTAACGTTTCTCTAACTTTTGTGTGATACGCGCGCGTGTGTGAGTATTAGAGAGTGTTTGCTTAAAGCTTTATTCAATGTGGAATAGTTAAAGTTTTATTCAAGTTTTACTCATTAACGTTAACTGTTAACGTTAATTTTTAACTGATCCCAGACAACTTTACACAGTTACAAATTTTGTCTGTGGCGCTGTGGCCGGCCTGGCAGAGTATATCCGCCAGGCCCATTCAACCAGCCTCACCACCCTTGCTTCACAGTGAAGTGGCCGGTAGCTATATCATAGATCCTCTTTGAGTAGCCAAATATGCCGTTCCACTCCAAGTAGATATTGAGTCTCTGCTCGGGAGTATGGGCGATTATGCAGGTTACTGCTTTATCCTTCATCCAAGCACTCAGCTCAGGAACCTTCTCACCACGTGAGGTTGCAGCTCCGAATTCCTCGTAGTGCTCCCTCTCCCACTCGTCCTCGTTATAGCCAACATAGGCCTCGATCAGGTCATTGCAGACATTGAACATGTTAGAAAATCCTTCTAGAATTATCTAGGAAAATTCCTAGAAAAGTTGAAAAAAACCACGGAAAAACGGCAGAAAAACCTGGAACTTACCTCACTTTTTCCTGGCCTTTCTCTGATCTGCCAGTTTCTTGTAGTAGGCACGATCTGCTTCAAGCTGTCTCTTTTGCTGGAACTTCTGATCCTCTAGAGCCATCTTGCCATTCAATTTGTAGGTTTCCTTGTACTCAAACTCCTGCCTTTTCTGGATCTCTCTCACAATCCCATACGAAGTTATCGAGGGACTTACTCGAATAACCCTCACGTCAGATGCCATAGAACCTCCGGCCCATGCAGGAGTTCCAATCAACATCATCACCATTACAAGTTTCTTCATCATCCCATCCTCGTTGAAGTTCTGTAGAGGTTTCCGCTATAACCTGTATAGCAGAGCCAATCACCCTTTTGATAAAACTGGCCAGGGTCATATTCCAAACCCTGGGACTTGAGTAACTCGTGCAGGGCAGTAAACCGACTGCGCGACTGCATCTCGGTGTCCAGCAGAACTTTCTCTGCCTCTAGTATCTGAAACCTAGTTCTCATTTAATTGCACTCCGTCAAGTACCACTGATACAGGATTTCTTCCAACTTGTCTAGGTCATCGACCCATTCTTGATTTCCTATGATCAAGCTATAACCGTTACCAGTCACATTGATGAAGCAGCAAAGATCATAGATAAAGCAAGGACCCTCAACTTCCATCTGAGGAAACCCATGTTGATAGAGCTTCTTCGACTCTCTGAACTGTTCCAACGTTAGCATGCCAATCTCCATTGCTCAATTTCTGAGTATATTATATTGCGTAACTTACAGCAAGGATATAGTGGAAACGCAAACAGCGTTAACAATTAACCATAGTTGATGCAGGCTAGTTAATCTCGCGTTAACGTTAATTTTTAACGTTAGAAGTCCAGCCATTAACGTTGACGGTTCAAAGTTTAACCAGCCGCAAATTCTGTCTGTGGCACTCTGGATTGTTTGAATTGTAACCAGCCGCAAATTCAGCCTGTGGCACTGTAGAAGTCCCAGTTTGGATTAGTCGCGGCCCGCGCTCCTGGCTCATCCATGACAGTTCACAGTTTCTTGCTATTATAACCAATAGGTGTCACGGTCTTTGGGAGTGCAGAGCAGCTTGGTCATTGGCTCTTGCTCCTAACCTCATTTATAATCAGCATCCCTAAAATTCCAGGGAAATAAGGACATAATACCTACCATAAATATCCCTGAAATATCCCAGAGAATGCCCAAAATGTCAAGGAATTGTGCCTGAATTGACAGTGAAATATCCTAGGACAATTGGACAATAATTCTGGAATAAAATGGATAGAAAAGCTGGGAAAAACGGCGAAAAAACCATGAAAAATGGCCAGAAAAGCCTAGAAAAACGTGGAAAAAACGGGTGGAAACCGACAGAAATCCGAGGTTCTTGGCTGGGAATTGGGAAGCTTTCTGTGATGGCAGGTTTTATAGGGTCTGGGCCATCCAGCCTCGCCCATGTTTTTCAAATAAAATTGGTAATACTTGCAGAAAAAATGCAGTTCCGGAAGCGACTCATCACAGGTTTGAAAGAACAATAGGATGATATTACGCAAAGCTATTCTCCTAAGTTTCAGCGCTTCTTATCACACTATATTCTTTAATTTAGATCACATATATTGTGATTATGTGTTTGACGCACAGGTATGTCACACTGTCACAGCACACACACGTTTTTTGTCAGGGTGTTTGACGTTTGTTATATATATTATATATGTATATAATAGTTAATATAATATAAATAAGTTATATAGATATATTTATTTTTAATAACAAATGACAAATGTCATTGTGACATGTGCAACCTGTGCATCGGGTAATAAAATCAATAACTTAGGCATACTATTGCCTTTTACAAAAGGTGTGTACTTGTCATAAGATGTGACATTCTTTGACCAGATTTTATATTGTATGTATACAAACTTTATATAAAATATACATGAGCAAATCTTGAAAAAGCCAAGGCCCCAGAACCGCTATCCTGAGGCCAAGACACCATTTCAGACCACCATTCCACTCGATCAATCGACTCAAGGTCTATTGTCAGAGAACAACTCCATGAGCTTGTGAGGAACAAGACCAAAGTCATCCGGAGCCCTCGCAAAGTGGTGAGGTGCATAAGTCAAGGGCCTGCCCGCCTCGCGGTCCTGAACGTTCTGCTCTGTCATTGAGGCCAGCAGCGCGTTCAATTTTGCCAGTGCATAGACAGTTGTTGCAATGATCATTTGGTCTTCTTTAGTCATGATATCCTCGCCACATCTTCTTCAGTCACCTCAACCACTACGAGTTCCACAATTTCCGGGAGTCGGGATTTAGCAAACTTGAATTTTTCTTCAAGGACATTCTTCACGTGGGCAAGACTCGGGTACTCTTCCTCATAGTCCCAGGTGCCTCTTGATGTCTCCGTTAAGTAATCGATCCGAAACGTAGCCATACCTGTCATTCTCCAGTTGTATATTCTCTATAGTATCACGCGTGCGCACGCACGTAAATGTGCTAGATAATTCAGGAAAAGGCGGTCGACTGTTGCCGCAAAACCGAGATTTACACTGAAAATTACCGGTGATATAATGTGACCTAGTAAATTATTCAATGGAGTTGTCCAGTGCACGACACAACGGCGGTGGTTCTCCTCCGCCATTTGGCGCGCGAGGGTATACTCTTTACAAGATTGTCCACGTTCATGGTTCCTCAGTACCCGCAGCCTGTAAACTTATTTGACGTAAGAGATGCGTTCGTTGCTCTAGCTGACAAGTTTGGGTACAGCAGGAGTGACGTGATATTCACGCAAGGCTTAGGGCTAGAGGTCTATTGTGCCCACAGGCTGTTCGAGAAAATATTCAAGGTAGTATTCGTATCGGAGAAGTTGTTTCCGAGGAAGCAGCCGGGGAATGTAGAGGGGCGCGGGGGCCTGGACCTCCCGAATCTTTTCGTGGGGCGCGACAAAACACAGGTGAGGCAAATACCACTCACTGAAGACCCGCCGTGGCCGTTTAGGTTTCTGCTAGAGCTCGGGGGAATGATTGTGTGCCGCCCCGTGGATCGTAGAGACTTCTTTCTAGAATTAAAGCAGTTCCTGAACAATCACCCGCAGTTCAGTGTCAAGGTCGATGCTCGAGAGTGGCCTGATGGTTCTGTGGCCGTGTTTACGTGGTGGTTCGAGAGACTTGACAAGAAATCCAAGAAGAAAAACCTGAACGTTCCAGATAGGAGTTGAGCGTGGCAAGAACTGAGATGTATCCGTGGTCTTCACTTACAGAGGTCGGAGACTACTTCCTAGTGCTCGAGGAAACGAGGGCCTACGCTCACATGAGCGCGACGGTCTCTATGAGAAATCTGAGCATGAAGGGTCGGATGAAATACGCTGCTGTAAGAACAACTTACGGCACGATAGTGATGCTGGCCCAGGTCCGTGACGATCTGCCAGAGTACGATGTCGCGATAACCGAGGGTCTCCTCGCTCGTGTGAATCGCGTGGGTCCGAGTCCCACACCTCCACTGGGCGGAAGACCCGTGGGGAGAGAGCTGTCCGTCCACGAGAAGGTATCGAGGATGTCGCCTGAGCAAAGGGCCGCGAACCTCCCGTGGTGGTACGATCCGATGAGCATGAAGCTCATAGGGAACGGGAACGTGATGCGTGAGCCTGAGCTGTCCCAGTGGATCAATGGAACATTCCACCCGCACAAGGACGCACCATACCCGGAACACTACAACCTCGACGACAATCTCATGATCAGGGAAGACTCCAACGATGAGTCGGAATCAGAACCTTGGGAGAACGACGATCCGCCGATTTTCAGCACTGAAGATGGAGATGACGAATGAGCATGACTATTGACGAGAAAATGCTGTGGGACTACGTCGACGAGGAGAGCGACGAGCTTATGCTCAAGCTCAGGGACATTGTCGAGGACGACGCGTTCTACAACCTACTGCCAGACAATCGCGTGGCTCAAGAGACGCTGATGCTCAAGATTGTGTCCGCGGCTATGGTCAAGGTCCTGGCAATAATGTGCGAGAAGATGGAGCACCCGAGCCTGGCAATGGCGTACATCCAGGTAGTGCCTATGCACACGGAGTTGCTCAAGACTCTGCTTCTCAAAGAACTCAAGAACAAAGTGGGCGGCTGATGGAACTATGAGCTACCGTCACTGGGGTGCACCCACAATTGAGTAGCTTGCTGCTCTCGTAGTTGATCCTGTAAAAGGCGCCAATATGTTTACTGTCGAGGAAGAAGATTAAGATGAGACCTGCTGGGAAAACCTATATTCATCTCTTGAGAGCAGTTGAAAGAGCCTGTTCTAGGCCAGGCTCTGAATGCATAATCATATTCTCAGGGCAGCCATCAATGGAGCAGGCCATGAGACAACTTGGCGATATAGTATCTTGCATACGTGATTTCATAGAATTCAAGCCTAAATTCTTTGTACTGAATTTCAAGAATGGGTCGCAGATCAGATTTAAGTCTGTGGAGTGGGTCGGAACCCGAGGAGATGACTATACTTCATATGATTACGTCGAAGAAGATCATAGTGTAGAGGATTTTAGAACAGGCCCAAGATACTTGGAAAATCTTTCCTTACTCAAGGCAAGAGCCACAATAAAGAGGAATAGAAAATGAAGATAATTCAAGTTGTGGGAGTAGAGCCCATGCGCGAAGGTGAGTATCCCAATCAGCTCTGGGTAGGCTACCCTCATTTTAAATTGGGAGACAAAATAACTCGTATTGAGTGCGAGGAACAGAACCTGGGAACTTATGGAATCTCATGGTTCGTAGGATATAGAGAAGATGGCTCTGTTGTCGCTAAGATGAATGCAGCTCATGTTGAGTATGTTCGATACGAGACGACTGATGTTCAAGCTTGACCCAAAGGCCCAGGAAGAATACGACCGTGCTAGAGCGATGGATTTAAGTACTCAACAGACATTTGCGTCAATGACTGATGAGAGTCTTGTTGCGTCGGCTAAATTCTGGATGGCGCATTGTGCGACTCCCAAGAAATATGTTCCGGATGAGCCAATATATGACGCAACGATGTGGCATTTTATCTTGCCTGAATTAATAAGGCGATTAGAGAGATGAGCAACATAGGTCTCACTGAGTGGGAATGTGAAGAAATCAAGAAGGAGAGTCAGGTGACTAAGCAAGTATTCGGAGTTCCATTCAACATTCTTGACAAGCTCAAGAAGATCGTCCAGGAAGCGTGGGACACGTCTGAACGCTTGAGACAGGATGGTTTCTGGAACGACCATATTGCGGTTCAGTCCGCGATCGCCGTCTACAAGGCCCCAGACCCGACGACCGGGCTGACTCACGCGCAGCGCGAGCGCCTGGAAATGCTCGCCGAGGAGGCGGCCGAGATCGTTCAGGCCTGCACCAAGATACTCAGGCATGGATACGGAAGTTTTCATCCTGATAATCCAGCAGATTTAAACAGGTATATACTCTTAAAAGAGCTCACAGACCTATGGGCTGTTTATGAGAGAATGGCTCTTCATCATGATTTACCTTCTATAGATTTTCTGAGCTCAGGAAAGGTCTGGGCCAACAAGATGAAGTGGACTCACCACCAGCCCGAATTTCACGATCCTATGGATCGAGGAGAATAGCATGGGCCATGATAAGGACCATCTCAAGAAACTCCTTGAACAGGCCAAGGAACGAGTGGCTGCAATGTCTCCTGAAGAATACCACGACATGATGGAGGAGCAGAAGAAGTCCTTCGTCAGAGCTATGACCACACCTTGTGAGCATGGTGTGCTGGACTTTGAGGATTGTCCTGAGTGCTGGGAGAAGTATCGTGAAACCCGGGACTAAGACTAAGCTCTATACCTCATTCGCTATTGCAAGAGAGTATGAGTGGAGAGACAAGCAAGGAGAATTCCATAAGATCGAGGACATGGAAACCCGACACCTGTTCCACGTCGTGCGAATGGTGTGGGATCATTCTGTCCCCGAGGAGTGGCAAACAAGTTTTCGTACTCGGTATCATTTTCCCGAGTTCTACACCGAATTGTATATGGCCTTGACTATCAGGCTTATGCTACCTGCATTGCTTGTGAGAAGTGATCTAACACCTGAGATGTGGTACTGGCTTTCTTATATGAGACAGTGCTTACTTGACGATAGGTTGAGTATTCCATTTATGCAGAAAATAGGCTATGAACATGGGTGTGAAGATGAGGTTAGTTAAGCTTAGTGCCAATAGTTCCGTCAATCCTGAGTATGTTGTATCGGTTCACGTTGTAGAGATGAACGTGGTTGTAACTACCACTCATGGCCAACAGTTCCACATTAATCGGGATTTCAACAAAACTGTGTGGCAAACCAAACAGAGGATCGAAGATGAGTTGGCCGAGGAAAATAGCCCAGGCGGGAAGAGGGGAGAACAGGATGATGCCATCAGTGTCGCCGAGTGATGTAAGGGCTGCTAAGGAACGCGCTCAATTAAAAGATGAGAAGCGCCGCTTCATGGAGCATGCTGTCTTGGCTTTGATCCCAATAAATGGTGGATTTCCCAGTTCCGTTGAAAGGGAAATCATGGTTGACATCGCCGAGCACCTCTACAACAAAATCCAGAAAAGAATTTGAAGAAGGAAATAACGAGTGAACCAGATTGAAGCAATGAGAGCCACACTTGCACTTGCCATGCAGCGTGATTACCAATATACAGATTTTGAAACGAAGCACGTTGATTGGGACCATCTGTCGTCGATGCTGAAAAGAATTGATGAGGACAGTGCCCAGTACTCAGAGGCTAAGATCGGTAGATGGCTCGGTTACATTCAAGGAGTATTGGTAGCTAATGATTGCCTCACTCTTGATGAGTGTAAGGACATCAACATGCTCTATAGCAATGAAGATAATTGGTATCAGCATAAAGCTCGTGGAACATTCTACCAGGTTATTGCAGAGGCCCGCTTTAATACGACAGCTCCAAACGTCAAAGAATGGAGAGGTCCTGTTGATGGCGATATGCTGACTCTGTATCGAGGTCAAGACGGAGTATACTCGGTTCGCGCGATTGATGAATTCAATGACGGGCGTTTTGTGAAAGTTAGAGAGCCTAAGTAAGGAGAACGACAGTGTCCATTGTTCATGTAACACCGGGCTTGCTCGATATTCGAGGATTTACAATTCTCGGACTTCACGCTAAGCCCAATACACACAATCCTATTGGTAAGTTTGGCTCAGGGCTCAAGTATGCTGTGGCGACGCTCGTGCGACTGGGTTGCGATGTCCGGGTCTTTATCGATGGCGTGGAATACGAATTCTATACTAAGCCATCCGATTTCCGGGGCGTCGAGTTCCAGCAGCTCATGATGCGAAAGCGCAAGGGCATGTTGGCGAAGTGGTCCTACACGCAGCTGCCATTCACGACCGAATTCGGAAAATTCTGGGAAGCGTGGCAGGCGTTTCGTGAGCTCGAGTCCAACACTCGCGACGAAGGCGGTAAGACCGGCGTATACGACAACTACGTCCCAGAGCCTGGGACCACGGTCATCATGGTCGATGGCAAGGAATACGTCGACGCTTACTATGACCGGGATAAGGTGTTCCTGCCCCAGGCCCTCACCAAGCGGGAGGGTGACGTGGCAGTCGAGGTCTTCAACGAGCCGTCCAAGCACCTGTATTGGCGGGGCATTCGCATCTATGACTTGGACAAGCCCACGCTCTACACCTACAACATCCTGTCCGACCTCGAGATAACCGAGGACCGCACGCTCAAGTATATGTTCCAGGCACACCAGGCGATCGCGGCCTTCGTCGCCAGGTCCAAGGACGAGCGGTTCATCAACGCGGTCGTGAGTGCGAAGGACGGGCAGTTCGAGGCGAAGCTGGATTTCGACTACGCGTATACCAGCCCAAGCGCCGAATTCAACAAAGTAGTCCGCAAGAAACGGTCGCGTGGCAGCTACATCAGTTCGGCGTCGCTCAGCTACTACACAAAGTATTCGCCGACTCCGTCTTACACAAAATCAATCAAAGCGCTTATTGAAGAGTATGCTTACGACTCAAATTTGCCGGAAGACTTGCAAGCACTACTAAAGCGATTGCTAAAGTGCGAGATCAAGGAGTTTGAACCAACAGACTCTGATGACATACTGTTTTGATTGAGTGGAGGCGCGGGCCTTCAATCTCGCGCTTTTCAGCAATCTCCACTCATTCAGACTCTTATAACATATCCAATGTTTCAAGTAAATAGGAGATTTGTCGTGGAACGAATTATAACCGACGAGGAAATAAAGCAAAATGAGAATCATATCAATGACGCCATGTCTAGAGGAGACTTGACAGCTCTACTCGGACACATCGCAGCGTCACTGTATCGTATGGCTAATGCGCAGGAAGTAATAGCTTCAGCTCACACAAAAGACATAGACGAAGCTATAGAAGCTGCAGTTCGAGAAAGAGCCGAAACTCGAGCTGCTGAGATGGTTGAAGAAAACTCCAAGAGGTCATACATTGGTAAAAAGCACCAGTAGGATGACTTATGCGCAGAGGCGAGAGCTTCATGCTATTCTGGATTGGACAAGAAGGCCAGTAAAGAAGCCTTTTGATTATCTAGTTCAGGTTGCTGTGAGAGAGTATCTTAATGGCATAGATGCTTTTCAATCTGCTGTAGACAGGGGCATTGAACCATTTATAGTCGAGAGAATTACGTCAAAAGCTCGGGTATTCTTGGGCAATGAAAGAGCAAAGAGAAGGAGTCAAACAGAACAAATACTTCGGGAACGTTCCCTGTATAAGACGAATGACGCGTTTACTCATGAAAATTTTCGTGTTACTATAGATAACTCTCAGGATAGGAATTATGGAATGACGACAACCTCGATCTACTGTGTCATTGAGGTCTGGGAAGACGATCAAGAGGTCGAGAAAGAGTACCTGATCAATTTCTCAGACTACAAAACTAAGGAGTGGCTCATCCGACTTCAGGTCTGGGCCATGAGCAATAAGCGTGAAATTCTCATGAAGCCAGCTGGCGAAGAAGAAATGGCTAACATGAAAATGTTCATACCAAAAGACAAGGAACTGACATGAGGTCAAATCTTGTAGACTTGACTCTCATCAAGGTATGGGAAACCGACAAAGCCATCGGGTTTAAGGAAACTGAGTCCGATGAGGAACTGATTTGGCTCTCCAAAGCTGTAATCGAAGTGGAGAAGACTAAGAAAGAAGGCATAGTCGTGGTGACAGTGCCAGAGTACATAGCTCACGAGAAAGGACTAATATAGTGTCCACTGTATCTAACACGGACGAATTCAAGGACGAGGACGTCCTAGATATGGCGAAGGACCTCGATATTGACACTGAGAAGTTGGAGCGCGACACGGCCTTAAACCTGAAAGCTCTAGCCGAGGCTCAGTTGGCTGACCTCAAGAAATTCAAGGCAATGCGCAAGGAAATGAAAGCCAAGCGCGAAGCCCTTGATGAGGCGATCAAGATCGTTGACAAGCGCATCGAAATAAGCTTGGCCGCCATCACAACAATCCAGAAATAATTAGGAGCAGACATGCGGTATTGGGTCGTGGATAGCGAGACCACTGGCGTTGAAAGCCAGGATAAGGCAGTTGAAGTCGCAGGCTTCTTCTGTGAAGACAACACCATCATCGATCACTATCAAAGTCTCGTGAATCCTGGTATTCCAATACCGCCTCAGGCTTCTGCAATACATCATCTTGTCGATGACGACGTTAAGGATGCTCCAAGTATCGAGGATGCGATGGCTCCATTCTTCGATCAAGAATTCGACTTCGTGGTCGCGCATAATGCAGCTTTCGATAAGAGATTTATGGATTTCGGCCAGGCTCCTTGGGCGTGTACATGGAAGCTTGCCATGAGAGTTTATCCGGATGCTCCGAGCCACAGCAACCAGTTTCTTAGGTATTTCCTCAAGCTCCCAAGTCCAGTCCACGCAAAGAATATGGCACCTCATCGAGCTCCTTATGACTCTGAGGTTTCGACTTATCTTTTCCAGCACTTGCTGTCCAAGGCGACTACTGATGAGCCACTCGAGGCTATGCTGAAAGTTAGCAATAACCCACTGTTGCTGAAGAAATGTGGGTTCGGCAAGCACAAGGGTCAGCTGTGGAGTGATGTCCCAAGGAGCTATCTCGATTTCATACTTCATAAGTCTTCAGGTTGGGACGAGAACGTCCTGCATACTGCGAGACACTATTATGGGAGCTAGCGAGAGAGAAATACTAGAGCCATTTCTCATAGCCGAATATGTAGAGGAGAAATTGTCCAGTGTCTAAAGAACAGTTCGACTTGTTCGAGCAACCGCCTGAGAATCTCGCAAGAGCATATCCGGCAGAGCATATTGTAGGGGAAAAGGGATGGACTCCGCCTCATGACGGTCATCCCATGTATCTTGCAGCTCAAGAACTCATTCACTTTACAGCTTACTTGAAGTTGTCTGAGTGGCAGCAGAAGGTTCTGTGGCCCCACCTCAAGTCACTGCTCGAGAAGATGAAAGAAGCTGAGAGTGACCATATAAGGTGGTTTGAGCTTGGCTACATTATCTCAGCAATGGAGATAGAGCAACTCAGGTCAAGGTCCGCTGCCCTTGCTATATGCAAGAAATATGGAGTGTCCTATGGCGCTGTCTGAGATACTGGCATGGTTGGGAGTCTTCACTCTTGTTATTGTAGTAGGGAAGATTTTAGCAGAAGATGAAGAAGGTGTAATCGAGAAGCTGAGAAATCTCTCCGTTGAAGAAATGATGGCGATGCAAAGAATGATAGTATCAGCTATCGGCTTCTTGATCCTATCTGTCTCACTCTATTCTATAGGTATGTAAAGTGGCACGTAACAAAGCTCCAAATGAGCGTCTGCTGGCTGAAAAGTTGGCAAATCGCCACTCAAGTTCTCGACATAAGCGCCGGGCATTGGAAGCTGAGAAAGCAGCTCTTCGCAAGAAGTACATGAAGCTTGCTAAGAACCACCCTGGCGAATTTCGTAAAGTTGCAAAACAAATACTTGGAGACGACCTATGAGTTATGGCTTTTATCGCATGCCGCCTCATTCTACTCATGAAGACTTCATAGTTAAGGCTTCAACAAGAATGGGTGTATGCGTAGCAGTTGCAGTTGAGACTGTCGAGCATACGACAGAGCTTAAACCTGTTCAGCCGGATACCATCACAACAGACAATACTTACGAGCCTCCAAAGACCTCTGAGACTCTAGTAGGGTCAGAGGTAGCTAGAGCTCAGGGCTTTAGTGGCAATATGTGCACGAACTGTAATGGTTTCAGACTAAAGTGGGCAGGCCATTGCCAAGTTTGTGAGGATTGTGGAACCACAACAGGGTGCTCGTGATGGAACCTGGAGACAAATGCATTTGTCAAGAAGATGATTGGCACAATGCTTATGGTGAGGATGATTTCACCGTTCATCGTGGAATGAGACTTACTGTGTCTGACTCTTGCAATATTGCAGGAACTCGGTTCTACTCATTTGAGGAAACACCGAAGAAGAACTTCTATCTTCACATAGGCTTTAAGCCGCTAAGGAGTCTAAATTAATGTTTCGTCCATTGCTCGCAGAAAAAGTCGATCTAGAAATCCTCGAGTATCCAGCATATGGTTCTCCAAAATATGACGGCTTTAGGTGCATTATTGCACCTAATGGAGAGCCCATGTCCAGGAACATGAAGCCCATACGTAATTCTTACGTTTTTGGAAAACTAAAAGAACTTAATCTTCCCA